CGGCGGCGGTGGCGGAGGTGGCGGCGGAGGTGGTGGAGGAGGTGGCGGTGGAGGTGGTGTTGAACCATCTGTTTCCACATTTAATCTTTCACCTCTTCTCATTATAGTTCTTTCGCCAGTTAATCTTTCAGTTATAACTCTTGCGTTTCTAGTTGAAACAATTTCAGTTTGTGAACTGTTAAGAAGACCTTGCGCCTGATATACGCCTGTAGCGTTTGAATCTGGATTACTTAAATTATTTGCACTTGATGTTACCCTTAGTTCTCTCTGACCTGTAGGGAATCTTTGGAATCTATCGTTTGGTATATTGAAATATGCACGAAGTCTTCCGTTTCCATCTGATTGAACACCAGATGAGGTTGTAATGCCACTGTCTTGCGAGAATGAAGCACTGTATGGTCTTACATAACCATCAACTCTAATACCATCAAAGTAAATAAAGTGTTTTGTATTTGGTTTTAAGTTAGTCGCATCAATCTCAATTTCTCTACTTCTAATAAATGGTATCACTGAAACTGATACTACTCTATCATTTCTAGTTTCTACGAAATCTTCTACGACTGATGTTCTTACACCTGTTCTTGATTGTATTTCAGGTGTCTCTGTTAATTCTGTTGAGATAATTGTGCCTTGCAACCATTCACCACCTTGAGCTGGGTCTCCTGACCATGAACCTGATGTAGATGATTGTTGTTCTGTTTCTACAACTACTGGTTCACCAGCCCATGTTGTCTGCCAGTTATTCCAAACTGTGCCGAGTGAATTCTGATTCTCTGCAAGAACAGCATCAAAATTACCTTCTCTATTAATTCTAACTTCTGGTAATTGTTCTGTATCATTCCATATGTCTGTTCCAGGTGTTAACTTAACATTACCTACGAATGCAAAGACATGATATGGGTTAACATTAATATGTCTTGATGCCTTGTTTTGATTTACATATGAAATCTCTGAGAATGGTAAAGTAATCAAATCACCTGTTCTTACATAACCAGATGATTGTGATGTGTTTAAACCAATATCAAAGAATTGTGAATATGATTGAGGTCTTAGATGACCCATTTTTGTATCGATTGAACATCTATAATCAGGATGAGACACATTACCAATTTTGTGACCTCTAAAGTTATCTACTAAGAAACCTGATTTGAATCTATCGAAACCATCTGCATCTAATACTTGTAATGATTGTGTATCTTTTTCAAGCAAGGATAATGCTGTGACTCTTTCTAAGTTTGTGACTCTCTGATTGATTTTACCAATGTCTGCCATTGTAAATCTTCTGTAGTCTTTAGACCTTACTTTAATTTCTTTTACATTTTTAGTAAATGGTGGAACAAATAGTTCAAACATCTCTAATGAATCATCGATTCTGGTTGGTCGAGAAGGAGTGATTGAAGGATTACCTTGCGATACTATGAACTCGCCACCTTTGTGTAAGAAAATTTTATCTATTCTTGGAACATAGAAACTAATATTACCTGCAATCATTGATGTAGGTAATGGGCATCTACTAAATGAAGGTCTAGCAGCAGTGATATCTGCGTTTGCTTTTGCACTTCCGTCATAAGGAATGTTTTCTCTTGCACTCTCGTAATTTCTTGCTTCATAAACAAAAGGTGCAATCTTTATACCTTCACCTGAACCATTTGATGAATCGTAATCTGAAATATCAACAGTTGATGTAATATCAAAATTACTTGTAGTTAAACCAAATGCTGAACTTGGGAATATTTGACCAACACTTGGTCTAAAGTCTACTGCATCTGCAAGTTCAAACTGACCATCTGGTTCAAAACCACCTAAGTCAACTTTGTTTGGAGAAAAGTTTGGTATATCTACATAGTCGATATCAGAATATGAACCTACATCATAGAAATCACCGTCACCACCTACGAAGTAATCAAAGATGATTGTTAATGCGTTGTTAGGGGCAGGTTCGCCTTGTTTTCTAATAATCTTACCATGGTCATAGAAACCATCTCTTTGACCGTTATCTAAGTAAAATCTATTAGCAATGTTTGGTGATGCAGTGTGTAAAGTTGTAATTGTTGCGACTGCATTAGTTGATTCATCAACTACAGTTTCACCTTCTGTAAATTTGTTATCTGTTAGATAGTAAAAATATGAACGACCACCTGAGTTGAAGTCGATTAATTTTGCACGAACACCTGATGTTTGTCCTTTGACAAAATGACCTGTATCAAAAGAACCTGATGATACATCTAATGTGAAACTTGGTGGTGTTGCAACTTGTTTTGACCCAACTGTTGTAGTTGTTCCTGGAACTGCTTCATAGATTGCACGAATCTTATACACATCTGAAACACCCAATGAAATTTCTTGGTGTTTATATGAAGTTCCGTAGAAATTGTCAATAGTATTACCACTCGATACTTCTAATGACCTGTATTCTCTTAATGTCTTACTTTTTCTACTTGGGTTAGCAACGATTACAGTCCAAGATGCTCTGACTCTTCCGTTTTGGTCATCCGCATTACCGATTTGAACTGTTTTAGATGTTGTGCCTGTAATTGAGACATCATCTCCTTTTAAAACATTACCTAATGCTCTCTGAGGCGATGAACCTGAACCCGCTTTGATAATTGCGAATTGATAATTATCGTTGTTTACAGCAGAGAAGGTTTCATCTGATGACTTAGTGATTGATATTTGACCGTTAGCATCAATATTAAATTCTTCTTGTCTTCTTACAGTGCATAATGTTGGCGTATGTTCTTTAACATAGTCTCTAGGCCATGCGAAGATAGATGCTGATTGGTCTTGATTGTAGAGTTTCGCTCTTCTTCTAATTAATGAAACTTGATTTAATGCTGTCACACCTGATGAAGCAACTGTTTGTGCGTTTGAATTATCTGTGACTTCACTAATTACTTGTTGAGTACCGTTGCCATCTAATATGACATCGCCTATTCTCAGTTCTGTTAAGAATGCAGTTCCGATACCTGTAAGAGCACCACTTGTTGACAAATTAGATGAACCTGATATAATCTTATCATTATCTAAAATGATGTTAGCAGTGAAATTACCGTCTGATGAATCTGATGGACTTTGTGCGACACTTCTTGCATCTTCAATGTTGAAAGGTCTGACTTTTTGAATAGCACCACCAGAAGTAGATGTTGACCTTCTTCCGAATGTTTGAATATCATTACCGTCAACGAATGTACCGTTTACATCTGATATAAACAAATAATTGTTAGAAGCATCTATTGCTTGAATAATACCTGTTGCACCTGTGTCTAGCGACATAATTTTATCGCCTACTGCATACAATGAACCTGATACAGATGACATTTCAAGTCTTGTAAACATCTTAATGTCGAATAGATACAAGTTCAATAAAGATGATGATTGTTCATCTATGTTTCTTACTCTTGCGAAACCTATTTGATGTTGAGTTGCATTACCCAAAGCATCAGGTATTGTGCCTGCACTTGAATTTGCTTGTGAATAAAGTATAATAGGTTTGTAAGACTCAATAGATGTTGATTCACCAAACTCTGGTAAACCAAATGCATCTTGAATTCTAAGTTTATTACCTAATCTTGCAGGTGTATTAGCATTTGATAATGATTCTGTTGTTCTTGCTTTATTGATTTCAATAGGAGTTGTTCCTGTTTTTTCAATTTCATAACCTTTAACATATGCTTTACCAGGCGATGCCATAAACATAACTTTAGATTCGTCACCACCTTGATAATCTTCGTAGTAACCTCTATTGAAATCTTTTAATAAGTGTTCTCTAAATGAATGTGTAAATTGTCTTATAACGAAATCACCATTTGCATCGAATGTTCTTCGTGCTAGTGAGTTTTCGATATGATTGTAAATTGGTCTATTAACTTCTAGTTCAATGACACCTGCGTTTACTCTTCCTAATTCTATGAAGTTAGTATCAGTGACATCTGTTAATGTGTATTTTGCAAGATTTAAAGAAAATTTTAATCTATCAGCGCCAGGTGCGTTTTCGTTTGTTGAACCTTGAGCATTATCTAATAGTGAATTGTCTTCTGAACTTGTCACTAGAGATTCTACTATGTTGATACCGATTCTATATGAAGGTTTACCTGAATATTTCTCTAATGTGATAACTTGTTTTTCTACTTTAACAAAGTATCCTCTTAAAAAGAGAACACCCTCTGATACTGAAGCAATAGATGCTCTACCTACAGGGTCATCTCCTAATGATTTGACTTTGAATTCGTTATTGTTAGATGCTGAAGTTGCAGTTCCATCAGCGTCAAGTGTGATTTCTCTTAGTTCTTCTGCACCTTTAAATCTAACTGAAGCGGCAGTTGTAGATGTTCCGTCTGTACCCTCTTGTAAGTATTTGACTATAAGTGTATCAGGTTCTGTTTCAGTTTGTGCTTCAGTGTTTACCACTAATGCGATACAACCTGACTCTTCACCTTGAATTAATTTGTCTTTGAAACCTGATAGATAACTTGCAACAGCGGCGTTTCCTGATGTGTTAGGATTGTCTGAATCGACTTTTACATATTCGACATCCATATCGATATCTGACTCAGCGCCATTAACGATACTGCCCTCTTTGAACATATGATTACCAAATTTTTGAATTTGGTTTTGTAAGATTGATTGTGACTGAGTTAACTCTCTTGCCTGAATAGGTCGACCTGCACGGAATAAGACCTTATGAAAGTTTTTGTCCTCTGAATAATCATCGTAATAGGGTGATATGTTTAAGTCTGTTTTCTCTGCCATGTTTTGCTTCTTTTGTTGTGGGGTCTATTGACCCCATTAATTACATTTCGATAATCAGTTTGATATCTTCAATTTGGTCAGCAGCCCTTGTCACTGCACCTCTATTTTCAACATAGAGAATTTGACCTGAGAATCTAGTCATCTCTGGATGAGCAGTAGAAACTCCGTCTGAATTAACATCAGCAACTTTAGTACCATCGACATAAACTTCATCTGAGTTTGCAAAGTCGACATACTCACCACCTGAGTTAACTACAGGTAATGTTTTGATAACATTATTTGTTTTAGATACAACTCTATGTTTAGCAGTAGTTGCTGATTCTGAGTTTGAATCCATAATAATGTCATCTACTGAGATACTAGCAGCGTTGTCAACTGTTATCTGACTTGTTGCTGTTAGTGATGTTTCACCTGAAATAGTTGAATCAGATGATTGAACTGGATTCTTAATAAGACCAATTCTTCTAAAATCGTTATCAGTTGGGAAATCACCTGCACCTTCGCCGAACTCTAAACGAGAGTTGACGATAACATAGTTACCACCCATTTCTTCGATTGGGTTAGCACCATGTCCGTTGATTGGTGAAATGATTGGTTTGATTGAACCACCAGAACCGCCTGAGATTCCTGAAATTGTAGAATCTAAAGTTGGGAAAGATGCTCTTTTATAACCTGAACCATATGATGATGAATCTTTAAATGTGACTGAACTTATTGAACCACCTGAGAAGTTGATAGTTGCGACAGCACCTGAACCATCTCCTTCTACAGCGACATCAACTGAGTCACCTGAGTCTAAAGTATAACCTGAACCTGCTTGTTCTACGATGTAATGATAGATTGCACCATCAACTGAAGCATTTTCTACATCCCATTGTGAACTTCCATCATCATCAGCAGTTGAACCGAATTCGCCGTTTGTTCCTGAACCAGCGACTCCTGATTTTGCACCTAATGTTTTAACTGGAATAAAGTCGTTAGTCACGAACTTAATAACATCTGATGCTGAAACTGTATACATGAACTTCCAAAGATAACCGTCACCTGTTGCTTCAGGATTTACAGTATCTACAGAAGTAGGTTTGACTGTTGAATTTACAGGACTTCCTGATGATGTGCCTGTTCTAAGACATTTATACACTTTATATTCATCAGTGATTACATAACCTCTTCCATCGAAGAAGTTTGATACACCTGTGACATTAGTAGGATTAGCAGAAGAATAATTATCTCTCCACTCATCATACTGTGTATTGCCTGTTGAGTCCCAATCATATCTGACTAGACCATGTGTAATATCAGAAGTTGCTACTTTTTTAAGAGCAATCATATCTTCATATGCTTGTATCTCTTCTGATTCTGAATTAGCTGGTGCAGGAGGACTTGTATCGTCTGCCCAACTATGACTTCTGCCAATGAAGATATAGTTTGAAGAGTTTGCTTCACCAAAATCTTCAATGAACTGCCTTGCATTGTGCGTTCTAAATTTTTCTGTTATTATTGCTGCCATTTTTCTCTAAACTCCAGTTTATTTATTAAACTATTTATAACGACTGTAAGGTCGAATTTGTTATATTTGATGAATTAACATAAGAACTGAATGCAATATTCGTTCTTTTTCTTTCGTGTAGTGGTAATTCATTGACATAGAAGTTTCCTAGTTGTTCTTCTAACTGAGAAATAGTCAAACCTGTTGCTTCTACATCTTCCATTAATATACCACTGATTCCGTCTTCCATTAAGATTTTATCTTCATCATTTGTATCAGAAGTTTCATCTAATAGATAATGTGATATCTTATAACAGTTCTGGAATGCAATCTTATTTAGAGTTCTAAAAGTATGCCCTAGAGGAACAAAAGTATGAACACTCTCGCCTGCACCTTCTTTAATAAGAACATCTCCATTCTCCATTACAATTCTATCATGGTCTTCGTAATACAAGAATGGCGAATGTAAATCAATCGACCTTTCAGTGACGAAGAACTCTCTATCTTCTGGTACAGTATCATCTTCTAACAAAATTGTACCTGAATCGTCTTCCATTAAGATTTTGTGACCATGCAAGTCACCCTTATCAACAGGGTCAAATCTTAAATTGTTTAAAGGTTCTTCATTTAATATTTTATATCCATCTTCGAGTATGAGTATCTCTTCTGATGGATGATAATATTGAAAAACCTTACCTTGGTCAGACGGTCTAACACCGATTGCCCCATATTCACTATCGATTGGGAACGATGTTTCTTTTATATAGTAATCATTATCAGGTGTATCTAAGTTAAGAACACTGATTACTCCGTCTAATCTTGGCGACCTTTGATTCAACAATGTGACGGACTCTGCTACAGGTGCAATCGGTAAACTTACTCTTGCATCAATAACAGCGTTTGTCGAATCGTTAATGAATTTTTTAATTGTATGAACATTGTAATGAGCATTCTCATGTAAATCTTTATTCTTCTCATTACCTGCATCACGAAGTTGAGTAATCATATCTTGAGCATTCACTTCGTCTGCTGTAGTCCATAACATCAATACTGTTTCTTTTGATGTTTGTGCGATATTATCTCTAGAATCTTCGTTCTCTAATAGATGACCATCTTCTAATAGAATTCTATGTTCTATGTCTCTTGTTGATTCTTCTAATAAGACATTGTTTGTTGGGAATGCCGTAATGATAATTGTCGGAACGAACTTAGTAGATAATATACCTAATTTGTTATCTTCGTTTACATCGAATCTACCTTCAATATCTGAACTTAATATCTGAGTCTTAACTGCAACTTCACCAAAGAAGATGTGACCAGATGGATGAATTAAGTCTTTTACAATTGAACGATAGTTGTTGATTGACTCACCAACTTTAATGATGTATGAATGTGATTGATAAAGTTTACTATCATGTATGTTAGCAACTTTAGAATCTGCGAAACCTGTATCACTGAGGAATGAATCGTTTAATAGACCTTCACCAGCGACTGTTCCTCTTCCTGTGTAAGGAGAGTTTTTAATGATATCGAAACTATCACTATTCTCGTATCTGACTTTCTCGTTATCGATAAACATTCCATTTAACTGTTTGTATTTTAGAATGTGTCTTTGAGAATCATATGATTGTATTAATGCTGTTGCGCCTGATGATTGACCTGTTATCTGAACATCTTGGTTTAGATTTCCTGTAGGTGTAGTAATCATCATATTGTAATATGATGTAGCATCAATTATCGCATCACTATCGAACTCATCACCTTGCGATGTGATTGTTAATTTTTCTACACCGCCGATTGAATCTGAATATGAGAATAGACTTGCACCTGTACCTGTTGATACAGTTGTTTGTGTTAGTGTTTTTTGAGTTAAAGAGTTAGAACCTCTAATTGCTTCTCCGACTGAGAAAGCATTAATATCTGTTGAAGTTCTTTTGATAACGAGTCTATTACTTTTAGACTCTACTCTTATTATACTACCTGTTGCATCTGATGTCAACCCAACTATACCTTCTCCTTTTTGGAAACCTGATACATCATCAAAGTATAGATAACCACCTGGGAATGCAGTTGGTAATTTTGTATAACCTGCACCTGCGTTTGTTATTTGAACAGACCTAATTCTCTGGTCTGTTATAACATTAACAAAGTTTCCACTGTTGAGGACATCTTCTACTTCATATGCATTCAATAACATCTCAGTGCCATCTTCATAGAGTAGTCTACTTTTATCTGTAAATATCTCCACTCTTTCTCCCCCTAAAAGTGTAGGAGGTGTAGTGAACACGATGCTATCTCTAAAAACTTGATAATGTTCAGGATTCTGAACGATACCGTTAATGTGAACTTCTACTGCTTTGTTTACAGCATTGATTGCTATTGGTTTGCCATGGTCATCTCTTACTGCTTTACCATTGAGCATACCACCGAAATGCACTTGACCTGCTTCAGCAGTGATTTCATACTGTTCAAAGGCAAGAGCATCTTCTAATATAATCTCATCACCAACAGAACCGATAAGTGCTTCTGCACCATTACCACCTGTTGCTGAGTTATCGAAGACAATTAAATCACCACCCTCGTAGTTGATACCACCCTCTTCGATGAAAATTCTTTCTACGCCACCTCTTGTTAGACCTGTGACATTTGCTTTTGCTAATAGTGTATCTGTATCTGCTTTACCGCCTGAGTAATTGATAACATCTTGCATATCATACAAGGAACCAATTGTAGATTGTTCATGAACAATACCACTTCCTGTTTCAAGTAATAAATCACCTGAGTCATCTTCTAAACTTACAAAGATAGATGATGAACTATCAGAAGGTTTTGATACAACACCTTTTAATGTTCCGACATATTTTGTCACACCATCTCTATCTACGAATGTGACTTCTCTATTGAATTCAAACTCACCTCGATGTTCTAGGGATATCGATACTGAGTATTTTCCTGCGTTCTCATCAATGATGAAAACATTTTCTACGATTGCTTCGGCAGATATTAATGTCGGATTTATAATATCATACTGAATAATCTTATCTGTTCTCTTAGGTGTTCCGCCTGGTTCCATAGTGACGGATACTCTTCTCTCTTCGTTATATGCTGAACCTGAAGCGAATAGAGTTTCGTCTATCGGATACTTGACTTCTGCATTTTCGCCATATAGAAGTCGCATTAAGAACTTGACTGATTCAGCAGTACCTTTTTGTTTGTATAACGAACCAATGTTCTTTAATGTTAATCTTGCGTTTTGTGTTTCTTTTAAATCTAGTGACGGAATGAAATCTTTTTGGAAATATTTTAAGAACGATTCTAATGTTCTATCAATATCTGAATAGTCTAATAGTCTGTTTGATGCAACAACTGAGTTCTCTTTATAATTCTTAACTACACCTGTTTGTTTACCATCTCGACCTTCTATAGATTCGCTTTCTGCAAAACCTGTACCTGATATCGTATCAACTATTAGTGTTAGACCATTAATAACTTTTATCTTTGCAACTGAACCGTTTGTTTTACCATAGATGTATTCACCTACTTGAAATGGTTCTGTTGGAGATTCTTGTAATAGTTTTGATGTGTCAATATCAGGAGCGGCAGGGTCGGTACCTCTTTCGATTAATATCTTAGATTCTTCTAGAGAAGTACCGTCCTCTAACCTGACGCCCTCTAAATCGCCTTGCGATTCGAGGACTATTATTTCGGATTCTAGGTACTCGAAATACGCTTGTAAGAATTCTTCAAAGAAAGGTGAGTCTTCTCTGATATGTTCAGGAAGAAGACTCGGTAATCTTGTCGATAATCTATCTACAATGTGTTTTTCGTGTGCCATTAAATTATCCTATTAGATGCCTTGAACAGAAGAGTTAGTTCCGACTACGCTTAGTGGATACCAAACTAAATCTGAATCTGACCCTAATGCAATCAATACACATGCCCCACCTGTTGCTAATACGATGTGAGGTCCTGAACCTGTTGAAGTCCAAGAGTTAACAGTGATGTCAACATTTTGTGCAACTGCATCATCTTTTCTTACGATGATTTTGATTTGACCAACTGAAGCGCCATCAGCTAAAGTCATTGCAACATCTGAACCACTTTGACCTGTAATGTCAATCAAAGATACTGCTTCAGTTGCTGAAACTACTGATGAAGATTCGTCTAATGCTTCAACATCATCGAATGCAATGTAAGTTGGAAGATTGTTAAACATTCTTGCCAAACTCATTTTTTTGTTAACAGGTGTTCCTGATGGATTGTCAACGATGTGTAGTAAATCTACTGCGTTTACATCACCAGCCGCTATCTCTGTTAGAGCGGTTATTTTTTTATCTGCCATTTTAGTTTCCTCCTATAAAAACCAAGTTAATGGAATGCTACTTACGGTAAATGCCGTAATCACCTTATTCATATTAATATGATGTGCTTGATGTAGAGTTATATCCTATACCAGCACTACTTTCACCACTTGAAATGGTGTCAACTTCACCTGTTACTTTAATGTCATCGACACTGATGTCAATCAAAGAACCTCTGATTGCAACAACATCGTCACTTTCTGGTATCACGGTGAAATCGATTGATGTATCACTGTTTACTGTTGAGGTAAACTTAATGGCATCAATCGAAACTTTACCACTGGCGTAATCTATTGTGCCAGCAGATGAATCTGCGATGACTCTCTGACCTGATGCGAGACTATATCGTCTTACATTGCCTGAACCGTCATCATCAAAGAAGTATGTATTTACAGAATCGCCATCTACTTTGAAACCTGTTGATACTAAAATACCACCTGACATTTTGTTATGTCCGTCATGTGGGTGATAGAATGAGTTTCCGAAATTGATAACTAAACCTTCTGAGAAATTTAATTTTACATCTTTCTTCTTTCTTAATCTTATGTTTGTTATGTTTGAAAGAATAGAATCGTTTATCTCGTCAATCGCCTTAACAAGATTTGAATGTCTAAAGATTGCATCAAAGTTGTTAAGATTTGTATTATCGAAATTGACGATACCTGTTCTTACTAATTGTTCTAATTCTCCCTTTGAAAGAGTTGTGTCATTCTTATTGTATTTGAATACTGTTGATATAAGAATCTTGACTATCTCTGCATCTTTGATAACAGGTCTAACAGTCAACATATTAAGTTGATTAAGTTTGTTTTGAACTTCTGTTTTTTCTGTTTCAGATAGATAGTCTGAGTTTTGTGGTTTAAGTGATATGAACACTTTACCATATTCAGGTGGGTCGTTGTCTTCACCACCCCATACTGCAACTGCATCAGCATTCGGATAATACTCTTGCACTTTTGCTTTATAGTCATTCAATGTGACTAATCTGTTTTGTGATGTATAGAATTTTGTTGCCTTAAACTTGATTGAATCAATTGATTCTTTTTCTGCACCACCTGATGAACTTGATAATGTTGTGATTGATGCATTTGTAAATCCGTTAATTGCATCTACCATTGAAAATATCTTTGCACCATCGGCATGAAAATCATCAACTACGATATATGTGATATCTATTGTGTCGCCATCTAATAGTTCTTTACCTAAGACACCATCACCAAAATAAATCTCTATGAAACCTTCTTCGTTTTCTTGGGTGTAAAATACTCTAGTTGAATTTGTAATTGTAGATACATCAGTTGACAATGAAAATTTGTTTGAGAAACCACCTGATGTGACTGATACTTCTAATTTAGATTTATCAACTCTTGCATTTGACAAAACAAATTTAGAGTTTTTAATTTGACTATCATATACAAAGGTATCTGTTATGTATTGACCTTGAACTAAGTTTACATTTTCGTATTTAAAATTCAAACCATCTCTAGTCGGTATGATTGAATCTGCATTTACATAGTTGTATGATACGCCGTCATAGACTGAAACAAAATTATGACCTCTAGCAAGTCTCATCTGGTCACCTGTAGGGATTGTGCCATCGATGTTTCTTATATTGTTCATTGATAATTCTACAATAGCAGTAGATGCTTTCTCTGATGCAGGTGTAAAACCTAAGTCTTTTGCTCTTGATACTACATTCTTACGAATCTGTGCTGAATCTAGGAATAATTCTGAAGCGGCGATGTTTGTATTGACACCACCGATATGTGATGCATATGCCAACATATCAATAAGAACTGACATGTTTGAACCTTCGAAGTCATAGTCTTTAAATTTGTCTTGACCTTTGAGATATGTTTTAATATTATCGACTATATCATCAAAGTCTAAATCGGTTGCGTTTATTTGTGAACTTTTTACTGCCATTATCGTACCCTACTTACGGTGAAATCTACTTGTTGACCTGGTAGACCGTTTTTTATTGAATAGAATACTCTGACATCTAAGTTGTTTCTCTCAACTGGTGAAACATCAACCTTTATGTTAAATATTCTAGGTTCGTATATCTTTAATACCTTTTCTAAATTGTTTTTAATTCTTCGACCAGCACCAACAGTGTCTAATTCGAATAATTGTTGTCTAAGATTACCACCGAAGTTTGGTCTAAATGGTCTCTCATAGTGATTTGTTAATAAGATATTTCTCACTGCTCTCTTAATTGCATCTGAATCTTTCTTAACTGTAATGTCGTTTGTGACAGGATGAGATGTAAACATTATGTCAAGGTCTGAATAAGCGTCCTTAACTGCTGTTGTCTTAGAATTCGGTTTTGTGTAATCTCTAGAGTTTGCCATTTAACTATTTATAACATTCTTAATAGTGTTTAATGCCTGAATATAGAAATAAATGCACCTTGTGCTGGTGGATTACGAAATACAACTGAGTTACCAGACATATACACTTGTCCTAAACCACCTACACCAAAATTTTGTTTTACACCATCTACGAATACATACAATGACCCACCTGTTGTTGGGGCGGCATATGTATCTTCACCATCAATTGCATCGAATGTGTTAACATCACTATCATCGTTTTTGAAACTCTCTTTTGAAAATAGACCTTGAACAGTCTTAACATCTTTTTTAGTGCTTTCTATAACACCTTCGATATCTGGCATGTTAATATTGATATCAAACTTCATTCCTAGTAATTTAAGAATATCACAAAATGTCAAGAATAGAGGTTTAAAAATTTTACCCAAACCAATTGCATTAAAGAACTTCTTAACTATCTTGACCCATGAAAATAGAATTTTCTTATGCCAATTCGCTTTGAAATCTTTTAGTTCAAGAGCAAAGTCAGCGATTTCTTCTTCTATAGAAGCTGCTGTTGATTCAATCTTATCGCCAATGATTTTTCTAAGGTCAAAACCGAAAATACTGATACCTTCAATAGCATCTCTTACAGCAGTATGAAATTCATTAACTTCTTTGAGTAAGCCTTCTTCTAATAATCGTTTTTCTTCTTCTAGTTTATCCAATTCTTCTGAAAACTTGACATGGTCGTCCATCGAAATGTCTTTGTCATCTAACTTTTTCTTCAATTCTTCTATTTGTTTGTTTATCTGTTTAATTTTTACTAATTGACCTGCTTTTGATGCTTGAAATTTTGCTTTTATTGAAGCAATTCTTGCCTCTATCAATGCACCAATGTCTAAAGTCATTATTGAGATTAATTCACCGATAGGTATTCCTGGTAAACCAAGTAAATCCCAAATTTCTTTGAATATACTAATTAATTTCTCAAATGCTTTCATATGAGCGTTTTGAATCCACTCTTTAATCTCTGTTTTGATGTATTTCCAGACTAATTTTGCTTTTGCTTCAGTATCAATGACTCCGAATTCGCCGTCAAACTGTCTTAACTCTTCTGGAATCATTTTGAAGAACTTATCAACCCATTCTTCTCTCTTTTTTTCTAAATCTTCTATCTCTTTTTTAAGAGTATCAATCTTCTCTTGCAACTCTTTGTCATCTGGCGTTGATTTTTGTTGTTCTTGTAAATCTGATAACTGTTTTTTCTTTGCGATAATCTGTGTTAGATAATTTTTACCTGCAATTTGGTCAATCAACTCATTTTTATAACTTGGCGAAGTGACAAGTTTAAGAATGTTAATCGATAGACCCATAATGCTAATTGTAAAATTGAAAGGCACTAACTTAGATACGAATTCTGCAATTTTTGTAGGTATGTAAGTATGAAACTCTTGTAATAATTCAGTAAAAGCATCTCTTGCTTCTTTTTGCCAATTACGAACTGAACCTTTTTGCCAGAATGGTGATAATATGTCTGCTAAGTCTTCTATGAATGCTTCAATGTCTGCAATTGTTTCATCTATCTTTTCTTTAATCTCACCAAACAAGACATTTTCAATATAGTTCTCTTTTGCTTTTATCTCTTCTTGTATCTTTTTGAGTTCATCGGGGTCATCAATCTTCTTCATCTTCTCAGTCAATTCAGCAATCTCTTTTTCTTTTTCTGCTTTCATCTCTAAGACTTTAGCTTGCAACTTTCCTGGAATAGATGCTATCTCATTAAAGGTGTTAATGAGGTCTGCTTTTGTTGGGAGAGAAAAGATGTCACCGTCTGGACAATTAAATCCAGAAGGTATCGCTTCTTTTAAACTTGCTGTTGTGTTTGTTTCACCTGACATATCATGAATTCAATTTAAGGTCTTGGGCACTTAGTTTGATTGTCTTAGCAGACTTGATGTTAATATCATCACCTGCTTCTAAGTCAATCTTACCTGATGCATCAATCTTAGTATCATTATATGATTTGATATCTACTTTACCATTTGCATGAATCTTAGCATCGCCCAATACTTTGATGTTTACTTTACCACCAATGTATACTTCATTGTTTTTACATATAACTGTATAATTATCGTTAACTACTCTATGAATCTGATTACCATCTTTATCAATTTCATAGAATGTTCCTGTTCTATGTTCTAAAGATATTCTTTCATTACCTCTAGTATCATCTAATTCTAATATGTGACCTGACTCTGTATAAAGCGCCTTGTTGAATGGATACATTGGCGTTGCATTTGACTTCGCTTCTTTTAAGTCATCTGACACTTCGCTCATATCTCGACCTGTGTAGATTGCATCGCCTGTTGAGAATACATTGATGTCACTTGCATCAGTGACTAATGGATAATAAGGTAATGTTTTTTCTGACTCTTCAAACTCTGTAATCTTTGAACCTGCACCTGTGTATTCTATCTGAACTTCTTTTGGGAGTTGTGGTGAAGTTTCTAAAGATAAAGAAAGAGCATTTGGTCTAGGACCTGATGGTGGGTTTAAACCGTCATCAGTTCCTTCATAATCAGATTGTGTTGTTCTTCTTGGGTCATTAAAACCTCTGAGTGGTGTCACTGTTCTGGATAACAACTCATCGGTCACTGTTTCTTTATAACCCTTTTGAGAGATACCTTGACCAACACCTAAAACTACAAAATCTTGTAAGTCGTCATCTCTAAAGTGACCATAGACTGTTGTACCTTCAACTATAGAATGTTGAGTTCCGAATCCACCCAAACCTGCTGTTGTCGCCGGCATGATTACTTGCGACCAAGGTAAATCAGGTGTTGCAATTAATGATTTGTTATCTGTATGCAAACCATGAACACGAACTCTAACACGACCAATCTTCAATGGGTCGTTTCTATCTTCTACTATACCATAATAAAACATTACACTTCCTCAGGTTCACTTGTTTGACTTAATGGATTGTATGATTTAATATCTACACCATAACTCTCTTTGATTGTCTGCATTGTCACTGAACCTTTATTGTTAATAGGGTCAATGAAGAAAACAAGTTTACCAATTAAATATTTTCCGTCTTCTAGTTTATCGCCGTCATCAGAATCAGTTTTGATTTCAGTTGTTGGTAATGTAAGTCTTACAACTGAACCAACTGAGATATCACTTCTAAAAGGTATAGTTGCTTTGATAACATTTTGTTCGAATAGAGACAACAATGCTTTTCTCTCTAAGATACCTGTATCTCTATATTCATTACCTCTAGGTTGTGTTGTTGATTTACCATCAGTTGCATCAATCAACTTAGATTCATCTGAAAAAGCATTCGTTGGATTGACCTTATAATGTGTTTTAGATTCCCATGCTTGGTCAGGTGCAAGGTCTACAAATGCTTCTTTTGAATCAGGATTAGTTGTGACATCTAACATCTCTTCTGCTTCGTATATAGTTTCTAAATCAGAAGCACGAATTAAAGGAAAACCTGATACATGAGCTGCCTTTCTATCAAAAACTTTTGATATAGAATATACATTCTCTTCTTCAAGTTTACGAATTGGGTCGTATGTTTTTAACATGGAAGCATACGCACCATCTTGAACACCTTTCATTGTATTGAACTTTTGTGGAAACTGATAATCTAAAATCTGACTATTCAAACCCACATCTGGTGCATTGATATCTATCTCTTCTGTATCTAATTTTGCATTTCTTGGATAATAACTAAATCGTAATGGAAACTCCATTTCTCTACACATGGTGTCAAAAGAAACAAATCTAAAACTACCATTTAATGTTTGAAAGAAGAACATACTGTTTTGCCAACTTGCATCTTCTCCATAGTTTGCGTTTTCGGTGCAATACTTAATTACTTTGTTTAGATTCCAATTAGGACAAATGAATTGTTGATTTTCTGGTTTAGATTCTTCCCAATAATCTGCTAAATCATCTACACTTCTTAGTTTACCAAACCCACCATCTTCTCTCAATGCTTTAAGTAAGATACTAGAATATGAACCTCTATATGTTTTACTTACTACAGTCTTTTGACAAGTAAAGAATTTTGGGTCTACAATATGAAGAACATAAGACTTTGTTAAATCGTTGACTGGTTGAATATTTGTTAGACTGTAGATTCTGAATACTTTATCGATTGAGTTTTCTGTGCTAGAGAATTCACCTTCTGAACCTTCTCTTTGTCTTATCTTCATAGTAAGAGATTCTTGACCAACAAGTTTGAAGTTTTTGATTAAGTCTAGACCATCGACAATAGACAATCTACCTGATAAGAAAGGTTTGTCTATCGATTCAAATATTTTGATGCTTGTTGTTATGCCTGATATGTCAATCGTATCTCCTTCTGGATTGACTATAGTAAGGGCATCAACAACAAGTTCTCCTTGTTGTAAATTGCTCATGCTCTCATTACTTTTTCAAATCGTCTGACTATCGTATCAATTAAACTAGGTCTGATGACTTTGATTTTTCTTTTTTCCTCGTTGATGTTCTGTTCATTAATATCATGTGATACAGCAGTGAAACCTGCCTGTGGACAATTTCTTTTTAGACCTTCTGCATTAACATAGTATGCGACACCATCTCTTTCTTCAACTACAGTTGTTGGTGTAAATGTTCTAGTTGATACTGCACCTGTGATAAGTTCATTCGATTTAAAATCACCACCTTCTATTGCAATTCTATGATGTTCTGGTTCTACTTTAGTGATTCTACCTTCACTTGATACACTTGTTACCTTCTCACCTAAGAGATATTTATTTGATATATCTGCAACTGTTGTCTTAGCACTAACTATCTCTGCCTGTGTCAAGGCAACTGCATATTGACCTGGATATTTTGCAGTCATATATCTTTCAAATGTTTCACTATCTTTGTGCCAATCATAATAGTTTTCTATCTCATTAACTAAAAAGAAAGTCCAATGTAAATCTGGATTACCATATAGTTTTGTTGCAACAACATCTGGTCTCTCACCGTCTTCTATATGATAGTAAGAATAATCGACAATAGATTCAACTGCTTCTTGTTCTATCTTAGACTTACGAAAAAAGTCTTTGATGAAAATGACTTTACCGTCATCTAACTTATATTGAATCTCTGGAAAGTTTTGAAAAAATTGACTAGCCATCTACATCACCTCTTTGTGACCTTTCGAATATACTTTCTTCTGCACCATACTCATGTTCGAATCTAAGGTCTTGCGATTCTGCTTTGATGACATTGTAATTTCCTTGTGTAAGAATTTTGATTTCTAAGAACTGTAATGTCAATTGAATATGTGCAGGCATTCCGTCTTCAAATGTTGAGAACTTCTGCCCACCTGTGTAATCAACCTGTGCGTTTGAACAAACAGCAGGTAAGAAACCATCTACTTTATTACCCATAGGTCCGTCAAAGTAAATATCGAATATGTTTGGATAGTTAAAGAAGTTTGCGTTTGGGTTGTCTTCTGGTGATATGACTTCTTCGCCACCTAATATTGATACATCTGAATATGTATCAGGCAACATTGACATTCTAAATGTTTCAATGATTTTTAAAACACTCTTTGCCTCTTCTTGCGACCTTGGATAAAAGTCATATGTAAAGTCCCACGACCTGAAAGGCACACCATCTAGTATTTGTTCGTTTTGTGGATTGACTGCTCGACCTGCTCTAAGGTTTGTTAAACCACCTGTCATTTTATTCAGCGTTTCTTTAACGAATGCGTTTGCCATTTTTTTACCTTCTTCAGCACCCACATCTGCCAAATCTTTTTCTGGTGACATCAGAGCTTGTCCAATTCTTTCTAAACCTCTAGTGAATGAATTAACACCTGTTTGTGTATATTGAACTGTTGCTTGTGATATGATTTGGTCTGGAACATACAATGCAATAGAACGAGACTTGTCTGCAAATTTAGATGAACCTCTCGCTCTTCTTGGTCTAATATCGAATACTAGATAATTTGCAAGTCTATCGTGTATCGGATAAACTATTTGGGGTTCACTACCTGCTGGTAATCTCTTTGAATGCCCTCTACCTTTTGAACCGTCATAGTTCAATGAGTTTTGAAGACTACTTCTTCTTTGGTCTAACTTCTTTAATGCGCTTTCTTTTGCTTCGCCTAGTTCATCTAAGGCACTCTCATAGTTTATTGCTTGTATCTGACTTGCAATACCTTTGATAGAGTTTATAGCATTTTTTGCTTTTTGAAACTTCGATAATAATTTGTCTATGTATGCCATGTATAAATAATCCTAAAAGGTTTATTGTTATTTATGTCATACAGTGGTAAGTTCAAACCAAAGAACTATAAAAAGTATAGGGGCGACCCTACTAAAATCTTCTATCGCTCATTATGGGAAAGAAGATTCATGGTCTATTGCGATAATAATGAAAAGATTATTGAATGGGGTAGTGAAGAAGTAATCATACCTTACAGGTCGCCATTAGATAAAAAAGTCCATAGATATTTTCCTGATTTTTATATAAAATATATTAATAAGGATAAACAAGTGGTACGAGAGATAATTGAAGTTAAACCTAAGAAACAACTCAACCCACCTAAAGAACCAAAGAGAAGAACTCAAAGATATCTAAATGAAGTCACTACATATATGGTGAATCAGGCAAAGTTCAAAGCAGCTCAAGAATACTGCAATGATAGAAAACTAGGTTTTAGAATCTTAACAGAAGACCACTTGGTTCCAAAAAAGAAAAAATGAAAAAATTATATGTATTCGATTTAGACGGCGTTCTAATCGATTCTCTACCCAATATGGAAATGTCTTGGGGTGTAGTTCAATTACACCATAAGATAGACATACCCTTTTCTGAATACGCAAAACATATCGGTAAACCTTTCTTTGACATACTAACTGAAATCGGTATACATGATAATCAATCAAGAATTAAACTGACTTATGATGAAGCGTCTATTCAAGGCACTGAAATAAAAATATATCCAGGTGTTATTGAAACACTTGAAGAACTCAAATCAAGAGGTTGTAAGATTGCAATCTGCACATCGAAAGATATTAAAAGAGTTCATCATGTCATTGCTAGTTTGATACTAGACGGTAAAAAGATGCCAAAGTTCGATTGGGTATGTGCCCCTAAAAAAGGTCTAAGAGGAAAACCAGCACCAGACCAACTACTAAATACTATTGCATTCTGTAATGAAGACCCACATGATACATACTATATCGGAGATATGGAATCAGATATGTTTTGTGCTAACAGAGCAGGTGTAGACTTTATACATGCAAACTATGGATATGGACAAGTGAAATGCGAACTCTCAGTGAACCAGATAGAACAAATCCTCTCACTGTAGGATTAATCCCAGCAAGATGGCAGTCGACTCGTTTCGAAGGCAAACCCCTAGCATTAATCAAAGGTATTCCGATGATTCAGCGAGTCTATGACCGTGCAAGAATGTGTAAGAACTTAGATACTATTGTAGTCTTAACTGATGATGACCGTATCAGACATTATTGTGCTGTAAATGAAATACGATGTATAGTAATCGAAAATGATTGTCTGACCGGAACAGACAGGTGTGCGAAAGCACTAGAACTACTTGACGGCGACTTGTTTGTCAATATTCAAGGAGACGAACCACTTATCAATCCTGATGCAATAGATACCTTAATAGAAAAACACGATAGGAATATAGGAGTGTCTAACTCTTATGTCTATGTAGATGATGATAGATTAAACGATAGAAATGTTGTCAAGGTCGTCACTGACAAAAATTCTAATGCAATCTACTATTCTAGATTAGGCATTCCGTTCCATCAAAAAGAAGAGACCCCATATAAACAACAAATGGGGTTATATGTTTTCAATCGAGAACTGTTAGAATTATTCAATCTCTTAAAACCTGGTGAAGTAGAGAAAGCAGAATCAGTAGAGATGTTAAGATTCATCGAACACGGTTACGATGTGAAAATGATAGAAGTAGAAGATGAAGGTCTTTCCGTAGACACAATCGAAGATTTAAAAAAAGTAGAGGAACATATTAATGCGTATCAATAAAGATGAAGTCGTGTTGACACCTGAAATAGTTGAAACATCAAAAACATACGAACCTGAATGTAAACATTTTTTCTTAAAACAAGATGGCAGTCAAAGAGGTTCAATATATGAAGAGATGAAAGAACATTGGCATTGGATTGTAGAAAACAGGTCTACACCTTATCTCTTAACTATGACTGACTTATTAGAATTGAAACTAATAGGTCCTGAAAATAGTCGATACAACCATAACGAGATTTTTAGAAAGGTCACTCAACTATTAGATTACATTGACGGACCAGAACTCAATAAAGAAAACTTTATGGAGTTGACAGGTAATGATACAAAAATGAATCAATGTTATCATACATGTAAAACAATGTATCTGATAGACCAATACAGAACAGTCGGTTTATATTCGACAATGCAGGCAATCACTGAGAACAAAGGTGCAAACATGTTTGTTCACCCTGGTTTCTCTCGTATACATGCTTATTACTACATGGCGAATCCAGAAGATGTTTTAATTTTATGGGACAACGACAACATAGTAAAAGACAAAACACCTTTGACATTTGATGAATGGTTTGAAATCTTTGACAAGATTGAAGATAAAGATATCTTCGCCGCCAATGTAAAAGGTAAGATTATGGAAATGCATATGGAAGAAGATAGACCACAAATCTTAATATCTACAGAAAGCATTAAAGATATGTTTGATAGAAAACTACCTGTTCTCATCGGCGAATGTGATGAAGAAGTAGAACAATACTTTAGAAAAGAAGGTGATAAAGGCGTATTCTTTGAAACTATCAACGACCATAAAATCAATAAACTCGATATGTGTCACATATTATCACTTTATCCAGAATCATCTGAATCTTTTGAAACAGAAAACTTTAAAGTTTATGTAAAATGAACATAAATAATAGGCATGAAAAGTCTATTAGAAAGATTAGATTCAGAATCACCCAAAGAACTTGAAAGAAGAAGTAGAGAATCTTTAGAGTGGTTTAGAAAAAATACCAGAAGATTAAAGATTACTTCTGAACGATTCTATAAACAGTCTCATCTTCCTAGAACTAACAAGTATATAGATGGTCGTTTCTACACTTACTTTTATAATCCAGAATACGCCGCTAAATTACCTTATTACGATAGATTTCCTTGCGTTCTGATAATCGAAAGATATCAGAATGGTTTTCTAGGTTTGAATTTTCATTACATTCCACCTAGAATGAGAGTAAAACTTTTATACAATCTATTTGAGTTTGCTATCTACGAAGAAAAAGATGAGAGGGCACCTAACGACCCAGCACTTGAAGGTATCGGTTCAGAAGACAATGAAACAAATAGAATTCGTATGAACTATAGACTTTTAAATGCAATAACAAAATTAAGATTCTTCAAACCTTGTTTGAAAAGATATAGATACGACAAGATACTCGGAAGAGCATTAGAAGTAGAACCCAAATATTGGGATATCATGGCAATGTTGCCAACTGCTCAATGGGAGAAAACAACAGCATCATCTGTTTATAGAGATGCGAGACAAATGGTAAATGCATAATGGCACTATTAGATAAAACACAAACAACAAAACCTCAGACTACACAAAAAACATATGGGGGTCGATTAAACATCGATAAGATTAAATACAACTTTGACCAAGGTGCAAGAGCAAATAGATTCAATGTAGACTTTTTCTGTCCGCCTCTTGGTATCAACTTTGAAGGTCTAAGAGTATTACAATGTAGTTTACCTGGTCGTCAATTAGAAACACAGGATTTTTCAGAGTATGGTATCACTCGTAAGATGCCATTTCAAGTCGGTAATGATGGTGGTGAAGTAACATTCACTTTCTTATGCGACTCGACCTTTGCTGATAGATTTGTCATAGAAGCATGGAACGGTGCTATCTTTGACGGTAAGGGTCCAGCAGGTGACGGATTGAACCTTGGTGGTTCAGCAGTTAACCCACAGTTTAGATATTACAATGATTATATTGGTGAAGTTCATATTCAACAAATAACTCATAGTGATAAAGATTCATTAAAGTATGTCTTGTATGAGGCATACCCTATATCATTTGCACCCATGGAGTTAGACTCAGGCACTGTAGATGATATAATGAAATTTGAATGCACATTTGCATTTAGAACCTTCTCCACTGAATATGCAAATCCATCTAATTTAGATGGACTAAATAGAGGAAGAAGGATATTAGATACTATCACTGATACTCTCGGTTTATTCGGAAGTAAAGGTAGAAAAGCATCTAGTAAAGTTCAGAAATTTAGCGATAGACTCGCTAAAATTTCAGGTATATTTGATTAGAGGATAAATTATGGCATTACCAATTCAGGCGGCGCCCAAGTATAACTTGACGCTTCCGATAACAAATAAAAAGGTTTCATACAGACCTTTTCTTGTTAAAGAACAAAGAAGTTTGTTGTTAGCGAGAGAAAGTGAGAGCACAACAGATGTGTTTGAAGCAGTATGTGATATGATTAGTAGTGTGACAAATGGCAAAGTCGATGCAATGAAGTTGCCTGTCGCTGACTTAGAATATCTTTTCTTACAGATTAGAGCAAAATCTGTAGGTGAAACAGCAGATGTTTCTCTAGCATGCACAGAGAAAGAATGCAGTGGTTTTGGTCAAGCAAGTATTGACCTGAATAGTGTAGAGGTAGATGTTTCAGGATTAGAAGACAATAGAGTCGAATTATCTGAAACTCTAATTGTAGAAATGCAAGCGCCTACTACATCAACTGCTCTAAAGATGGAAGGTCTTGATGAAGCAGAATCAATCAAACCAATGCTTCGTTCTTGCATGACTAGAATCTTTGATGAAGATTCTGTATATGAACTTTCTGAATATAGAGATTCAGAAATTGATGACTTCATCGAAAGCATGACCGTTTCACAATTTGAAAAGATATCTGATTGGTTTACTAATCTACCGACACTAAAACATGATGTAGAATACACATGTGGTGTCTGTAAAACACACTGTAACAGAACACTAGAAGGATTGAACTCTTTTTTTTAATCGCCCTTTCACATGAAAGTTTAGTGAACTATATCAATACTAACTTTCAGATGATGCAACATCACAAATATTCTTTAACAGAATTAGAAGGTATGATTCCATGGGAAAGGGAGATTTACATAAAGTTATTATTAAATCACCTTGAAGAAGAAAAAGAAAGGCAAAAACAAAGAAATGCTAGGAGAAGATAATGGCTAAAGAAGATTCTGCAAAGGATAGGAATGAAGTAGAAATTGATTTGGATAAGTATATGGAGCTTATCAATAAGCTCGATGAACAAGAAGACCAAATCAAAGAGATGCAAGAAGAGGCAAAGAAAGCTGCCGCTCAACTTGCACCTCCAAAGAGAAAAATGATTGACTTGTTCCTTGACGATAACGACATAAACGAGAAATCAATTATTGGTTTTATCTCGTTCGGACTAATGACTGTATTCGGTATTACCGATTTAGTCACAGCGCTGATGTGGGACATGGACTTGAAAGTATCTGAAACTATATACACCTCATTTGTTGTAGTGACATTGGGTGCATTTGGTATCAGTGAAGCAGGTAAAGCATTCGGCGGAAAATAAAGGACACACTAAATGGAAAACACCCTACCAGTTGCAAGTATCGGTTCAAACGAACCTTTAATGGTTGAAGTTATAAGTTCATCATCAGATGACCCTATAGCAAAAAGATTAGACCAAGTTGTTGAAACATTAAAAATTGGTTTTAACGGACTCAATAAGTCTATTGGCGTATTAGCACAATCAATGCTAAAACAACCCAAAGTAGAACCTGCTGAGTTTGTTGGACCTCAACAACCTGATGAACCAACAGAAACAGGTGGGGGAGAAGTTAACACACCTCAATTAAGTTTCTTTGCAAAATTTAGAGAACAGATTGCAGGTTTGGGTGAAACATTCTCTGCTGTTGGTCAATCAATTAAAGAAGCTGGTGGGGGTGATATTCAAGATGGTTTCAGTAAACTCGGTCAAGGTCTTGGAGTTCTAGGACCTATTGTATCTGTTGCAAAAGATATCTTCGAAAAAGTCACAGGTGTTTTTCAAATTGTAAAAGGTTTCGGCAAACTAATATTCAATTCTGTTAAGGGTGTTGTTGGTGGTATCAAATCAGGTATCGGTTCAATCTTCGGTTCAAGTGAAGAACAAGAAGTCGATGATAGTAGAGAAGAGAATAAAGATGCTATTGATGAACATACTGAGGCAATGCAAGAGAATGTCGAAACAATGAGAGAAACGAGTAATCTTCTCGGTAAAGCAAGTGGTGACGAAGCAAACGAAAGAAAGAAAACGAGCAAGGTATTCAATAAGTTTAACATGGGTATTCTTCTTGTTATCGCCGCTATATTAGCAGTGATATTTGCATTTAAGAATAACATGTTTGCCGCTTTAGGTCAGATTGGTAAACAAGTTGCACTTAAAGTTGGTAGTATCGGTCAAGGTATCAAAACAGGTATTGAAAAATCAGTCAAACAAATCAGTGATGGTGCAAAGGTTGTCAAAGATAAATTTGCTAAGACTGCCGATGATGTCGCTAAAGGTTTAAAAGCAAGATTCCCAAAAGCAACTGAAGCAGTAAAGAATGCCGCCACTAAAACCAAAGATGTAGTAAAAGGTGGTTTAGAAAAAGGTAAGAACTTCTTTCAGAAAGTAGGTTCAGGTATCAAAAATGCTGCTGGTGGTGCAATCGATAAAGTTAAATCAGGTGCAAAAGTTGTTGCTGAAAAAGCAGGTAAGGCAGGTTCAGTTGTCAAAGGTGCCGCTAAAACTTTAATAAAAAGATTACCAGTTATCGGTGCTGTTGTCGAAGGTGGTCTTGATGCAAAAGATAATGCTCAAAAATTTGGTGTAATCAAAGAGGCATACGAAAACGAAATACCAATCGTGCCTGTTGACCCAAACAATCCTGATGCAGGTAAAAGACCTCTAACAAAAGAAGAGTTCGAAGAACAAGAACAAATCTATAAAGCATCTCTCGCCGGTTCTACAGGTAAGGCAGCCGGTGCTGGGGGTGGTGCCGCCGCTGGGGCAGCTGCAGGTGCAGCTATCGGTTCAGTTGTGCCAGTTGTTGGAACAATTGCAGGTGGTATAATCGGTGCAGTAATCGGAGGTTGGTTCGGTGGTAAAGCAGGTGATAAAGCAGCTACTGAAATTGCTGAAGCAGGTATGGGTGTTGATAATGTAAATGAACTAGATACAAGTCTAGTAGCAGCCGCTACTCAATACATGAATGCTGAGAAACTAGAATCTGCAAACAGTGAAATCGCTGATATGAAAACAGAAGGTTCAGGCACTAGTGTAAATGCACCAACTGTTGTAGACCAATCATCACAAACAATCAATGAGAGTTATTCTACAACGAATACAAATATGAACGACTCTCAATTAGGTTATTCAACAACCTAATCTAACTTATCGTAATACTTCGCCTTTCTAGGGATTACTTTAGTCTTGTCTTTATGCACCTGAGTAGATGCATGGGAAGGTGATTCTTTACGAACCTTTATTTCAGGTTTCTTTTTACCAAAGATTTTTTCCCAATTGTCAGCATATAACTGTTCATCTGAGTTTCGTCTTTTACTACCTTTGCCACCGTGCCAATTGCTCATCTTGTATAATAGAATAATAAACCACAACCAATTAGAAGAAGCGCTCCTAAAAGAGCTGAGATGATTCTTTGTCGTCTTATTCTTTTCTCCCTATTAGTTAATTTTGGTGCTCTTCTTGGCGACCAATTTATACCGTGTTTATTACCCATTATCTACGATAACCTTTCATCATTGCTCGTTTAGCATTGAGTTTTTTCTGGCGTTTGATTTCTTGGTTTCTTTGATTACGAGTATCATTAGGTTTCTCAAAATACTGCCTGTCTCTACACTCTTTAACAATACCTTTTTTATCACACGCTTTCTTAAATCTTCTTAACATTCTATCGAATGGTTCGACATTTTTAGTTTTCGGATTTATTCTTGGTTTTACCTGAGTCATGTTTATATTATATTAAAAAAGTGTTGTTATTGTATAGTGGTTTTTTAAAAAAAGATGTGTAGTCGCCCCAGCACTTTACAGCAACCCGCTCTACACCAATTGATTCCGCATCTATACTAATCAATTTTTCCCCTACTGAGTTCCCCCTATTCCACGGTCTCAGTTCTGTAGTCGCATTCACGGACACATGATTAATCACGACTACACCCAATATAGAAGTTAGTCGTTTGCTAACTTCTTAAAGTAATCCATCGCTTCGTCTTCACTTGAATCACCTACTGATGAAGATTCTGCTGATGCGATTACAGGTTCTTCTGCCACTGTTTCAGTGTTTACATTTGACCAAGGCACTTCTTCTAGGTCTTCTGCAACTGATTCAGCAGTAGAGTTTGATACACCTGTTGTCCCTAACACTCTATCGAGTTTCTCTTTCAGTTCGTCATAAGACTTGAACTGGTCTGGTGAGATGATAGAGGATAATGGACTCAGTGAAGTATATATATCATTTAACTGATTTTCATCAGTAAATAATGGTGCTGGTGAATCAAATTCTGATTTATCGTAGTTCCAGTAACCATCGACTTTTCTGATTTTGATTTTAAAGTTAGCACCTTCTTCTCTGAGGTCAAAAGGGTTGATAGCACTCTCATCTTCAAATGCTGGTGAGATTGCCTCTTTCAACATTTCAAAGATTTTCTTACCATAACGGTATTGAAATACTTTCCCTTCATTATCAGGATTTTTAGGGTCTGAAACAACATAGATGTTAGACACATAATGAAGTCTACGCTTCTGCTTACGAGCCTGTTCTCTGTTTGCTTCGATATTAGTGTTCCACAACTGAGTGTTGTATTCACTAACAGGGTCTTTTTTACCAATGGTAGTCAAAGACTTTTCGATATACCAACCACCTGGGCCTTGAAAGCCATGGTCGAAGTAAGATACCCATGGCATCTCTTCGTTCTCTGGTGTTGGGAGGAATCTGATAATTGCGTAACCGTTACCTGATTTATCAAGTTCTGGTTTCCAGAAATTATCATCTGAGTAGGATTTTTTTGCACCTTGTTCAGGTGAAGCAGATTCCATAGCTGCTCTTAGTTTATCTAATGATGTCGACATTGTATTCTCCTATTGTATCGCATTGTATTAGCATTTTATGTAAAGGTATTGGGATGGCGTCTACTTTAGATTTGACTCTGAAAGCAAGCTTCAATCAATACCCACTCGTCTTCGATATTAAGATTTTCAGTCTTGTATCTATTGAGTATATCATTATACTCAATTTTATCGAATCCGTCTACCGAGTTTTTAAAATAAACATTGGCATTCGGATGATTCTCTTCTATCCATTGTAATAGAGATAGAAACTGCAACTTTTGACGGTCGCCCACTTCGGAATCAGAAGTGTATTCGTCTTTATATGTATGACAAACAGTAGAGTCATAGATGTTATCTACAACATCAAACTCTAATGTATCAAACCCTATAAGACAAATTTCTGTTTCTCCATGTTCTAAAGCATAACCTAATGCTTTTAGACCACAGAGTAAATTCTTAAACTCATCTTTTTTATATATAACTATGTTATCTTGATGAACAGAGCTATAAGCTGTAAAGTAATGAACCAGGTCATCTTTACCTTTGAAGTTTTCACTATTAACTACAAACTTATCATCGCCAGGTTTTCTGACATCAAAGTAAGTAAATACCACATGTGGATTTGCAACTTTCATACCTTCGTGCAACATGTTCCATGATTCTTCGTCTTCATCTAAATCAATCGAATCAAAAGTCTCACCAACATACATTCTGATTTGTTTATAGACTTCTTCATCAATAGCATGTGACATAGTTGCAACATCATTTACGAATAACATTTCTGGCATCGCATCTCTATAAACCATATTCATACCCCACCATCTTTCGAGAGTGGATAAATCGTAGTTATTTCTTGATGGTCCGTTTCCTACTATGTAGAGCATAATTGTATTAACTTCTTTTTAAACTTGTTATAGTCATAATTAATAAATGACTTATACTTATTTATCTTGTTTATAACCTCCGGATAAATTAAATTATCACTTATGAGATTATCCCATTTCTTTTGGCATTGTGTTATCTCACATAACATTACCATTGTTTCAATTGATATCTTCTTACCCATAAACTGTTTAAGAAGATAAGGGTGTTGTCCGTCTTTGACTGTTAACACCTCTTGTATCGATTTCTTCTTTAGAAGATTACTAACTTCATTCTCAAATAGATAAGTTAGTTTTTGATTTCTTTTCTTCCAATCGATAAAAGTTTTCTTCGCCTCGTTTTCAATCATGTCACCAACCCACATATCTTTTGTGCATAGATTAGCGACATAGAAATCTTTTAACTCTTCTTTATATAGTCGTGCCAATTTAGCGAAGTGAAATCTATCATTTCGTTTGAGAAAGGAAGATAGTTCTGCTTTGACTTTACCATTGTATTGATTAAAGTCATAGTCCCTAGAATGAAAATGTAATTTTATTCCAAGATACAGTTTATAACTATCAAATCCTTCTCTACTACTCACCGCCTACAATGACCTTCTTTTTCTTAGGCACAACTAAGGCACCTGTAGCAGTTCTCCATGCTTCTTCTATTTGGTCGTTAGTTGGAACAACTAAAGATACTGTATAGAATCTTGCTTCTTTTGGATTCTCTTCACCTGTCATTGCGACACCTCTTGCGAAACCCATTTTGCCTTCTGGCGCTTGAACAATCATTCTAGGGTTTTCTAATATCAGAGGTTCTTCACTTTTCATTTTACCAATGAACTCTCCGTTCATTGTGACTACGCTTACTATATCACCTTTCTTCATTTCGACTCCGTATAAAAAGATGTGAGAGATGCTCTACTAGACTTCTCAACATTAATTAATTTTAACTTCTCTGCCTCAGCAGTAAGTTTTTCTTTTAAAGGTGGAGAAAGAAGTCTTTTTGCACCTTCTGGTTCTACACCATTCACTTCACAAACTTTGAGTATAGCACTCATTACATCTGTTTTGTTTCCTACTAATAGTCTTTCGACTTGTTCTGTAAATTCTTTTCTAGTTATCATATCAAATTTATTGGAGCGTGTTGAACTTCCTCACCATTATCAAAGTTTTCAATCCAATCCATCATGACTCTATAGTATGCATAGTATGTTGGACTATGACCATTCATATCCATACCTTCACCACCGTCAGCATAAGGAGTTTCTAAGTAATCAATAAGTGCTTGACATTCGTCTAAGTGAACTTCGGTAAGTTCGTCTTCACTTCCTATTTCAAGATACTCTAACATATTGTCATATGCAGTATCGTATGCTTGTTGATGAATCCAATCATCTGATTTATGAAATATCTTACCCCAATTCCAATCTTGTTTTAGAGTAAACTTCTCTTCGTTATAAAAATCTGCCATTAGAATATCTCCTTATCTGTTTCTTCTACTACAATTGGACCATAGAATAGATATTCACAATCTATTGAATCATACCCATTGTCAAAGAAATAACTTGTACCTTCTTCATAGAGAGTTTCTTCTAATACTTCTCTCTCTTCATCGGTGCCTTTCCATTCTAATATTTCAGAATCGAATGAACAACCATCCCAACATTCCTGAAACTCTTGTTCTTCAAAAACTTGTGGTTCAAACCAATCAGTGTCTTCCTGATTCATTGCATCTGTTAACCATTCAACTTCATCTTCATTCATTGGTTTGATTAACCATTCACCGTTTCGCCACATTGTCTCTGTTTTAATTCTATTGCCTGATTCATCAGTCCAATATTCTAATTCATAGACACTCTTCTTATTAGCACATGATATTTCATATGTCTTTCCAATCTCAATATTCATAATATACTCCTATTTAAACTCTCGTTCTCTAAACCACAAATTGAATGCATACTTCTCTCCTTCAAGCACAGGCAAACCTGCATGTTTAGAAAAGGGGTCTCTCTTATTTGTGTCTGGTAAAACATTATGCCAGAATATCATTGTGCCTTTTCTAGGTTGCACTTCGATACCTAACAAATTAAAACCTGTTCCGCCACCTTTGGGCACATCTCTTAGATAACCTAAAGCAGTAATCATTCTTTGACCGCCTCTATCTAAGTAGATTGAATTGAAATCTTCATCTTCTTCATCAAAGGTGTCATAGTGATAATCATACATTTCACCTTCGCTATAATAAACTACTTGAAAAGGTTCAGCATGACTTAAAGGTATTCTAACAGTGTCAGCAATCTTCTGACCGATTCTCTCTATTTCAGGTGATACATTATGATACACCCATGTATGTGAACCTGTGCGACCTTCTGTAAGTTGACCTTTGCCGTCTTTACTTGATACTGTTGCTTTCTCTAAATCTTGCCATGACCATCTTAAAATTTCATCGCATTCTTCGTCTGTTAGAAAGTCATGTATTACTGATAGCATGACTCTATCATTCTTCATTACATTTATCATACGCCGTATAAGTTTTTGTATTGTTTTCTAAGTTGCACTAGTTCTTCTATATGTTCACTAGGGTCACTAATGAATAATTGAAATGTATTCATGCCTTCAACGCCAACTATTGCAACAACTTCATCGATTGCAACACCTGTAAGTTCTTCGACCATGATAGCATATGCAGTCATTTGTATGAACCATGGTGTCGCCATGTAATCATCTTTTGGTTTACCTGATGATTTAAAATCTATGATTGCAAGTTGGTCTTCAAATAGTCCGACACAATCAACTCGACCTGCCATTTTTAATTCATGTGAATATAGAGGTGCTTCTAGAGCGATTGGTGTGATACCATCTAAGACAGGTTGAACTGCTTTGAACATACCTTCTTGTAGTATGTTATCAAACTCAATGTATTCTTTTTCTTGTCTTAGATAGTCTTCTATGTGTTGATGAAACTTTGTGCCTCTATTCGTTGCTTGTTTAGTAATCTTGTTTGCAGTCTCTTCTCCGACTCGTTGACGCCAGAGTTTAATTTGTTCTTTTGCTCTTAGACCAACAACTGTCGTAACACTTGGATACTTAGCATCGTTTTCGCCAACATAAAATCTTTGACCGTTCTCTGAGATAGTTTCTAATTGTATAGATTCTAAGTCACCAAGTTCATACAGTTTTGTTTTCAATTTTGTCATAATGTATTATACTACTTATTTCTTTGTTTGTGAATATGTTTTTTAACAACCTCTTTGGTCTTAATATCTTTGATTGATTTGTTTGTGTTCAATGGTGAACCTGGATGTCCTTCACCAATCTTAGATAAGACTTCTTTAAACCCACTATCAGTTTTAATTCTATCACCATGACCACCCACGATATTAGGGGCGCCAATGATTTCTTTTACCTGTGGATTCTTTTTAAGATACTTGACTTTGTTATCATAAGACATCATAAGTTCGTATCTCTCATCTAACTCTGAGTTATAAAATTCGTAAAGGGGCATTAAGTTCTCGGTAAGTTTTGTTCAACGATATCAAGCACATCTTGTTCTTTATACCAAAGACCAGAATAGACTTGTTTGTGACCGTCATTCCATTCTACATGATATCTTTTATAACCAAAAGGTCTATCACTAAAGACTCTACAATCGCCGTAATTTTTTATTAATATTCTCATAACATAAATGCAGGTGTATCTCGTTTAGTCCACACTGCGAAGTCTCTCTTATATTTATTGTAATATTGTTGATACGCTTTTACTACATCACTTGACTTGACATCATCTGGCATTGCAGGTGGTGGGGGTGAAAACGGACCTGGTGTAATATTATTTGGTGTTTCACATAGAACATTTCTAAGTTTTGAATCTGTTAGATGTTCTCTGCCATATCTGAAAGTATACTCATCACAAAGATGAACAAACAACTCATACAAGAATTCATAGTTGCCTGATGTTTGTCTTGCCCATACAGCAGTAGGGTGATTCAGGTGTGACGCCTTGTATAAAGTGTTTTCTAAGTTAGAGTTTGGCATACGCCATCTTTTGATTCGTCTACCGTTTTTAGATAACGCCTCGTATTGGTCGCCATCTAACATACGATGTGCTGTAGACATCAACTGAGCATACTCAATAATCATTTTAACAACATGCTTATCACAATGTAATTCAGCACATGGTTTGGGTTCTTCGTGTAAGTAAAATAAATTCATAGTTCTAGTATATCATAAATTAAGTTCATTGAGAACCTGTTTTGTCATTTGTAAAATATGTGGTCGTTAATAACTACAGTCTCATTCAATGAATCATTCCAATATGGGTCGACATACAAAGTATGATAATGTGTTGCACCTTCTGTAATATCAGGATACTTACCCATAATCACATCTTGAGCAATCACATATGATTCAAAGAATGTATCAGTGTCTAAAGGTTCATCTGACTTGCCATCACAGAACCAACTGAACTGACATTGATTACGAATTGGTACCATGTTGCCTTTCCAGTTCTCTCTATACTTTGCTTGATAAATTACTCCACATATATCTTTTGGATATGCGGAATGTTCCATACGATTTAGAACAACCTGTGCGACAGCAACTTTACCTGCAAGAGGTTGATTACCTGCCTCAAAGTAAATGTTCTTCGCCATACAAACTACCTCACCATTTTCATCAGCAGCATTGACTGTTTGTGGTAACATCATAACGAACATTAAAAAGGCACCGAAACCCATGCCATATAAGAATGCTTTGAAAGCATCTTTCTCTGTATGTTTATGTTGCATATTAATACCCGCTGGTTGTATGTGCATACTCATCAGCACAATCTTTCTCACCACAAACACAATAACCTGGTGCAGGTTCATCTGCTGGGTCAGGTGCAAACTCACTAGGGTGTTTGACACCATATGTTTCTAAATTGTAAACTTCTTCTTCGGTTAGTTTACCGCCACTTGCCTCTGCAAGTATCTTATAATGATTAAGCATAACTCTCTCCTAATTCTGCTGGGTCTAATTGACCGTTAGCGATTAATGATTGCTCATGTAAATAAGTTTCTGAGATTAACTCATTGAAACTACCTTGAAAGTAAATATCTTCCTCAGGACTTCTGAGATAGTCTTCAAGGTATAACTTCTCAATAGAAGTAATGTAATCAAACGAACCTCTGAGTCCGTTGTACCTGTTAACATGCTTCATGACCTCAGCGGCAACTGATGCTTCAGTTACACTCGGCACCTCATAGTAGTCATGTTCGCCTGGACCATAAGCATCTCTCTCAAAGATTTCTTTGGTCAGTTCAGCATGAACAACATAAGTTGAACCACCCTTGAACTTATGAAAGTTAGAACCATACTCTTCAAGGTTCTGAGTGTTAACAATGTATACAAATTTTTCCATATTAGTCTCCTTTAAAATCAAAATTAGCCCAAAACTCATCGGTTTCTTTTTCTCTTAGTTCGCAAGAAACTCTGAGTTGTTTTGGTGTTATCATTAGTGCCTCACAGAAATCTAACAACATATCACCGAAAGGTATTTGATTGTTAGAATGCCATCTTACGATGTCGCCTGGTGCAACATAAAAATCTTTAGCATATTTGTTGACTGCATCTTCTGTAGTAGAAAAGGTGCCTGTCACACCCCACCTTGAATAGTGTCGACCTGCAACAGTCATATTGTCTTTGAATCTTTTTTTGTATTCTCTAAACTTCATAATGTCTCCTTATATTAAGTAATCTGGACCAAACACTCTATGAGTTGGGTAAGCCTGACCAACCACATAACCTTCGAGAACATTACCTCTCGGTTTGTTCAAAGCAGGGGCAGCCCAACCTGCAGCTTTTAGAACATCACCGACTGCAAATTTTGGGTTTGCAATGTTGATAAAACCCCAAACAGAACTAGGGTGACCTTCTCTGGTTTCTATAATTTTAATATATTTTTTGCCGATAGAATAATCGTGGGCAGTATTGTTATCTTTAGTGTGGGGGTAAACTTTATACAGTGCTTCTGAAATATCAGAACATAATTTCTCACAAGCATCAGCAAGTTTGGTTGCATTTTTTAAAGTATCTTTATTCATGATTTCTCCTTTCTTATTTCTCATCATGGTTATATGGTACAAAAAAAGTGAACCTATTGTCAACCCCTACTCTTTGATATATTGTTTCTTGTTGTTTAGATAATGCAGAACTGCATTCTTCTCGTTGCTTGTTAGATGATTGACACTATTGAATCGAGACCAAGGTGTGCCATATGTGACCATCTTATTACCTGCTGTCACAGCGGCATTCCATAGTTCATCATCTTTTGGGAATAGTTTGTTTTCTTCACATAGGGTTATGAGTTGTCGCCCTATCTCGACAATTTTTTTGACCTCTTTAGGGTCATCGTAATATGATTTGTAAGTCATTATGTTTCTCCGTTAGTTTTGATACTGTTAAGTGTATCAAAAAGTGAGACCCATAATCAAGTGTTTTTAGATATTTTTCTGGAGTTCATTCAGTTCTTCAAGTTTCTTTTGAAGAATCTCTGCCCTGTTGGGCCAATAGATGTAATCTTTGTCTGAGTCTTTTGCAAGGTTCTCTAACAAAGGTCTAATAAAGTTATCTAATTTTTCAATAACTTCTGTTGCTGTTGTGGTCTTCTCTACAATCTTTGTGTCTACTGATGCAAGTTCATCAGCGTCCATCGCTGTAAATCCGAAATCGTTGTATTCAATACTCATACTATTATTTAGTATGTTTTGGGTAATTATCCCAACGATAAAATTCTTTTCTCTCTGAGTGCCAATACCAACCCTTATGTTTCTGTTCGTTTTGAGGCGTATTAGACTCGTTGTATTTTGACATGTCTTTCATATTCTCCATCTCCGTCAACTACGGTCATTGTATATTTGCCGAGTTGAATATCATCAGGTGGCATTAAGAAGAACTGAGCATCATCATCTTCTTCTACTGCTGACTGAGGATTACAATTAACTTTCGACCAGTAGAGTTTAGGTTCTGCTAGCCACTCGTATGGCATATCTAAGATACTAAACACCATGGTGTCATTTTCATCTTTATATACCTTAACCGACTTCGGTTCGTGATATCTAGTTCCTAGTATTGAACATATTTCTCTAGGAATATTGACACGAAAAAACTCGCAGTTAGCGAGTTCTTCGTGGTAATCTTTAATTATGTTTTTAAGATTAACAGTAGTTACCTCTGTATTAGAAGTAACCTCCGTCTTTGTTATCTTCTTCATCATTATCATCTGTTTCAGCGGAAACAAATTCACCACTATCTTGTAGACTAGCGATGAATTCGTCCGTTTGTTGAGTGAATGAACTAATCATAGTCGCCTTAGGAGATGACACTGATACATCGAAACCTAGTTCAGTTGCCGCCTCAGCGATTTGTTTCTTAGTCATTGATTTTAATTCTGATTCGGAAGGTATAGTTATCTCTTCATACTCTTCTTCTGGTTGAGGTGTTTCTTCGATAACTTTTACTTTGTCGGTCTTTAATACTTGTTTATTTTCTGCTGTGACTTGACCGTCTGAGATTTTAGGTAATGAAGGTGTTGACTCTGTATCTTCTTCTGCAACTTTAAGTTCAGGTACAGCATCATAGTCTTCATCATCGATTTCTAATTCAGCAGCCATCTTCATCTGTTCATCGAGAACATTAGCTACTTCTTCTTGGAATTCTTTTGTGCCTTTCGCATCTTCTGGCACTTCTAGTTCTGTTGTCTTAGTCTCTGCTTCCCATTCTGAAAATGATTTTTTAGTTTCTTCAACTTTCTCTAAAAACTCTTCATCATCTGAAATTTTAGGTTCAGGATTTAATGCCCTTGCCATTTCAAAAGCACGACTCTTAGGTTTATTTAATGGTGCAGGTGCAATGTTATCTTTCTCTACTGATACAATGCTATCAACCTCTGCCTGTTCTTCTGCTGTTAACTCTCTTTGAACTTGACCTTGTTTTAACCCTACTACGCCATCGCCGTCTAAGTCCATGCTAATGCCATGTGACTTTAACACTGCTTCCATTTGAGCTACTCTGTCTTGGGTTGCCTTTCTTAATTGTCTTTCGTCTGAAAGTTTTTGATTAAAAGCATTTTCTCTCTTAGCAAGTTCAATTTGTTTTTGTTCTTGTTCTTCAATCAACAATTCTTGCAATCTCTTCTGCTCTCTTTCCATCATAGAACGATAGTCGATTGTCGCCTTGTTGACCTCATCTCTTAACATTACTAATGCTTCAAGGTCAGTAGATTTAATTAGACCTGCTTTTAATTGTTGTTCAAGCAATACAGATATTACTTGTAGACTGTTGGGTGAAATTGACGCCTGGTAAGTTTGAATACGCTCTCGTATTCTTTCTGATTCTGATTTCTCAGTAGTCACTTCACTTGCGAATGTTGGTTGTTCTGCCATTATATTAATACTCCATGGAGTCGGACTCTGCTAGAAAGTTTACACATAGGAAAGTGTATAACCTTTCCCTTTTATTATGTATAGCATCTGCCGACAATAATATTTATCTAAAATTGAGCATCAGGAAACGCTTTTTGTGCAATTTCTTTACTCAGGTTTTTGAATGGATTTACCTTGTCTTTAACAAGTTCCATAAGTTCTGCCTCTTTGGCAGGTATACTTTCTAACATTTCAATCCACATTGTCTCTCTACGAGTCTTAGGGATTTGTTCTGTCACAAAGTATTTAAACTTTCTAAATTCAAATCTTAATGCTGATTCAGTTAAATCACTTGCTGGTGCATCATTAGATTTATAAGGTGTTTTACCTGCAGGCAAGGTTGATTTAATGTGGTCACTAAACAACCATTGCAATACAGATTGAACTGCACCGTTGTTTTTATTAAATGCTTGTAGACCATTTACTGCATGGTCTTCATTTTCAGCGGCAACTAATTCTGCTTGGCATAGTATTTCATACACATCAGCATTCTTCATAAGCTTCTCTCGCTTAGTGATTAGTTCCATTTTTGGTTTATTAGGGGCGCCCTTAGGTCTGCCTCTTCCTCTTTTCTTTTCTGTCATAACGAAAAATCTCCAATGTTATCTAGTAATTGATTAAGTCGATGAGTTCTGAGATAGTCGAATACTTTCCCTTTGACTGGTTCTGTTTGAGAATATTCACTGAGAATTGCATCTTCTATTTTTTCAGGTATCATATCTAGGTCAATCAAGTTTTGATTTCTTAAATAATTACGATAGTATTTATCATCATTTTCAATACTAATCCTGAGATATTTTTCTAATACAGGTTTTCTCAAAGGTGTTTGTCTGATACCCAAATCTAAACAATCATCATTAGATAAGATATTAGGTATGCCATCTGACTTATCACCTTTTAGAATATGCTCTTTCAAAAACATATCTGGTTCATCACAATCAACAAACTTATTTAGATTAGGTGACCATTGTTTCACATAGTCATACTTCTGTAATTGTTGAAAGTCTTTATCACCAGACACAATCAATACTGATTCTTTTGAGTGTTTAGTTAACACTGCAATGATATCATCTGCTTCACAATTCTCAACATACATGTATCTGTATGGGAAGTTCTCTTTGATTTCCATTTTAACTTCATGTAATGTATCAAAGATTAACTGCCAATCTTTATCATCTGCCTCTCTACTCTTTTTACGATTCGCCTTATATAAGGGAAAGAAATCTTTACGCCATGGGTTTGATGCATCGGTGCATAATACCATCTCGCCGTAATCAGAAGCATATCTCTTCTGATAGTTTCTGAGTGAGTTAAGAATCATATGTCTTAACATGTTCTCGTTTATTTCGCCATCGTTTGATTTGATTTGTGCCATCAGACCAGCGATAACAGTTTGAGTAAAGTCAATTAATATCATGCGACCAGTATAACAGAAAATGTATGTTATTGTCTAGTGAGTTTTTCTACCCTTAGTTTCTTCAATAATCTTCATTCGTTTTTCTCTTGCTTTTCTCATCTTAGTATTCAATCTTTTCATGGCAGTCTCTTGGTCCCATTTTGCCTGATTCTTCTGAATGTAGATATCGCAACCTTCGATTATTGATTCAATAAATTTTATAAACTTTTTCTTTTGAGGTTTAGTCATGTAATTATAACCCTCGATTAAATCCGGGTCATCTGATGTGAGTTCTTCGAGTAGAGGTTTATATTCTTCTCTACACATATCGACTAACTTAGGTTTGAATTCAATCTGACCCAAGTATTTGTCCATTTTAAAATTTGATTTGTAATTATTAGATAAGAACTTATCTATTTGGTGCTCGACTTCCCCCAACGCATGGTTGACTTTCTTTCGCATCGCTTCTTTAATTGGGTTCGCCATATCATTTTAGTATACCAGGTTTACATTCCCTGCTACACTTATCCTAATTTTACCTTCTTCATAAAATGAATAAACTGTATGCCTTAACCAACTAGGGAACATTATAATATCACCTCTACTTGGTACATGGTTGAAGAGTTGCCAGTTAAAGAAGTTTGCCTCACCGTATGACAATTCAATCATACCTGCAATTGCTCTTTGGTCGATACCGCCTTTAGAACGATTATCGTATTCATTATCCTGTATCTCTTCTACAGTCATATTCTCTAAATCATTTCGGGTATATATAACAAACGAGAACGCACCGTCATGTTGATGAGGTGGATTGAACTCTCTTGCCTCTTGTATGTTTGACCAAAGCGAAGTCAATTCATACATGTTATATGTGTTAGGTTGATTCTTTGTCTGTTCGATAGGCGACATTCCTTCTGTAAAACTTGTAGTAATACCTGTCATTTGATTTACAGTATTATGATAGTGTGCTACATGTTCTAGCATATGATTTCTGCAATCTTTAGAGATGACATCAATCAGATGTGTTTGTTTTTTAATACGACCTGCAAGTTGACCACTAGCATCGAATTCAGGTTTGCCACCGTTCTCTTCGATACGAGCATCTAACTCTTCAATACATTCTTCTGCAACCTTATTAATATAGACTGGCGGCCCAAAAGGAAATACTACAGGATTATATTCTTCATTCTGATTCATTGTGTAACCTCACAAAATATTCGGCATCAATTACGACTAAGGGTTTCTTACGATTCTTTTTTATTACTACAAGAGGTTCGTACCCTTTACAGTTTGATTCTGCCTGTTCGTATGCCGACCATACATTAACTTTCTCTTGATTCTTACATTCTACACTATAAGGGAAGACCTGTCTAGATTGTTTTCCCATTATGATATCTTCACCACTAGACCCCATTGGTCTAGATTCTAAATCTTCTTCGTCTAAGTGTAGATGTTCAATTAACTTTTGCACAACCCATTTCTGTAGATTGCGACCTTTTGCTTTCGCACTTGATGTTTTCATATTATAATTCTACTGCAAATATTTTACTTTTATCGACCTCGACTTGTTCTAAATCAAAATTAATACTGACACCACAACCACATGAATCTTTTTCTTTAGGGTTGTGAAACTTGAATACTTCGTTTAAACCTTCTTTCACAAAATCGAGTGTCATTCCATTTATATATGGTACACTGATTTTATTTACTACGAATTTTAATTGACCGAAGTCTATGATGATGTCATCTGACTCAGCAACATCGCTAGAGTCAAACACATATTCAAAACCAGCACAACCACCACCAGTAATACCCAGCCTAATATAATTGAATTTCTCTTTCTCTTTTTTTCTAAGTAATTCAACAATCGCTTCATCGGTTATATCAATTAAATTGTCCATCAATTATTTATGAAGGTGGTAAAGGTTTATCGTCTCCATCTGTTGAAGTTGCAGGTTTAAATCCTGGAATATATTTTGTTTTATCTCGTATACAATCGTAAGGGACATGAATCTCTTGGTCTTCTGGAATATATAAATGATTAATCATAGAACGATTACAGGTGTCAATGGCATCATAGACTGTTTCACATATTGCTTCGCCACCTAGATTAAATGATGTATTAAATAATATTGGTACACCTGTTCTCTCATAAAAACCTTTAATGAGATTATAATAATTTTTATTCTGTTCTTCGGTCACTGTTTGAATTCGACAAGTGTTGTCGGCATGAACAAGTGTAGGAATATCTTTGAGTGCCTTAGGTTTACACTGAATGGCAAACGACATCCAAGGCGATTCAGGTAATTGCAACATGTCAAAGTATTCTTCTGCATGTTCTAACATAACAGTGCAAGCAAATGGTCGATAGGACTCTCTCTTCTTTACATCATTGACAATTGCTTTGGCATTGTGATGTCTAGGGTCAAATAATATAGAACGATTACCTAGAGCACGAGGACCCCATTCAGAATGATTCTGAAAGATTGCGACAATCTGTTCGTTGTCAATAATTTCATCAAGAATTGAATCTTGGTCTCTATGAATATTAGTTGTTAGCATGATTTCTCCAATAATCTAAAGCGACACCAACCGCAGTGCCACCGTCATGTGGGATAGGGTCAACAAAAAATTGCACATCAGGAAATGCCTGTAGATACTTATAGTTGTTGGTGCAGTTCAATGAATACCCACCTGAGAGAACTACATTCTTACAATCAGGTACCATATCAAGTGCCTTCTGTATGATTTCTTTACTATGTTCAAGAGCAGCAAGTTCAAGTCTTTGTGCTTCTGTATGTTTAGTAAAGACTTTCGGATGGGCGCCACCATATGATGCCATACCCATAACTTTACCTGACGCTCTTCCCATTTTATCACACCCTAATGCATAAGACATTTGTGAGAAGTTCATACCCATTGAAGGCATTGATGTCAGGACGACTGGCACACCATCTCTCTCATAGACTTCATCTGTATAACACATAAAGGCATCTTCACCAAATGCATCTAAATCAAAATGCATTGAGTGAGAGAATCTCTGATTTGATAATCTTTTCCAAATAGGTGTGACTTGTTTGTCTTTGTAATGCCAAATGGTTTCAATTTCTTGATACATAGGGAACTCATCAAAGTAAGTTTGTGCTCCCCCACCGTCCCAGGCGATAACAATTGCCTCATCGTAAGGTGATAAATGCGACCCACAGACAGCATGATAATAATGATGGTGACGAATATCAAAATGATAATTCTCAACTTCTACTTGTCTTGCAATTGCCTGATTAATGTGGTCGTCTTCGTCAACAAAGGTATGATTATCATCAAACACACTATCACCAAAGGCCTTTCTTATCTCTTCGATTCGTTTAAGAGTAAGTTGTGCTGATGAAAACTCCTGAGTTAATTCTTTTTGTAAGAGTCTATCTTTGTAAACTCTATCTTTAAACTTGACTTGAAAATCTCTACGGTCAAACGAGGCTAACGCCAGAGCGCTAGGTTTGTGTAACTGTTTGTGGTCTATTGCCAGTAAGGCAAAATTTTGATAGGAGTCAAGACCTTCGTTCTCATGGGTATCAAACCCAGCATCGTCAATCGGTGAGAAATGTTTTTGTCTACGGCATCGTTCTTCTTCGTAAACATTTAAAACTTCACCTGATTTCCTATCAATACATGCGACTGATGTATCGTGTGATTGGTTCACGCCCAATATAATATTGTCATTCATAATAATCCTGAATTGTAAAATACTTATTTAGTAATATTTTTATAGTTATCAATTAATTGTTTTGAGGTTACCAGACCTCTATCGAGTAAATCGTATAATAAATCAGACTGACCTGTTCTGGCACCGACATAATAACCGTACCAATACGACCCACCGGCACATACTGAAATAAAAATGATGTGTATTAAATATAAATCCATTTATTTGTCCTCGTTGTATTTATTGCGAACAATAGGACTACGAAAAGAAATATAATTACCAGTTAAAACTGCGTAGATACCTCCAACGAGAGTAATCCAGAACATGAGAGTGAACCCATACTTAAAGATGGAAAAGGGTAACATAAAAATTTCATATAACATAGCGTCTCCTATAAACCTGGCAGGGAGGGATTGCACACATCAATCGTATAATGCTTGTGGATTTTGTGATATTTAATCCCTTTATCCCTTGCCCGAGCTCATTCGCCCCTATTATTTAAAATCAACTACCAGTATACACTGGTCTGCGACATACGACAACCCTATTCCCAAGGTAATTTGTGGTATTTACCGCTTTTGCTTTCACCATAACAGTGTGCTGAACCCCATGCGAAGACACCTGCAACGCAAAGGGCAATGATTTGTGTAAATATTTCCATTCAAATCTCCTTTTTCCGACTAAAATAACGCCTTATAGTATACACCCTTACATAAGCGACCACTGTCATCCATGCGGTGACTGTAGTCCCAATGTGTAAAGTGTTCGTCATACCCCATAAATCTATGCAAATAAACAATCCGAGTAGATTTAAAGGGTAATTTATCAGTAGACCAGTGAAGACTGTAGTAAAAGTCTCTTTGTGCCTCTGTCTAACCTCTTGATTCATGCAAAACCATACCTCCGTGCATAGTATTTTAAGTCTAAGATGTTATTCTCAGGAGTGTAAGACTCCTTATCCATCTCATAAACAGGGTCTCCTTCATCATCATCACCATAATAGACTGATAATACGAGTTGACCGTCTCTGTCCTCAATATAAAAGAGTGTATCTTCTTCTATACCGTGGGTTTCGAGAAACACCTCTGCATCTAATTCATCATCAAAGTGTATCTCATCGTCAATTACCTCAAAATTATAACCGACATATCGCATTTTTGGTTTCCTTCTTCGTTTTTCCCAAAAAAAATTTTAATAAGGGTACCGGTCAGAAAAACAACCCGATGCCTTAACATCAGTGGACCAAGGGCAACACAATCGCTGGGACTGTTCCTAAGCGATTCTACTGCACCCGAGTGACTTCGACTACACACTCCTTCGATTCTAACTCTGAGGCGACTTCCATCGCTTCTCTCATAGGTATCGGAGTCGTATTATAGACCTGCCATACTCTGTCACCACTAATGTGTTTGATATTCTTATGGAAGTACCTCACAGTGGCATTCATGTTGTCTACTGTCATATGTATCCTTATACTATATGCTGTAGTGGGCGGGGCAACCTCCTCCCCGCCATGGATGTTCGGACATCAACCTCTGGGACTTTCACATATGCATGATATATTACAGGTAACTCCCAGATGAACCCTACAACATATAACCATTATACTATGGTAATGCAGTCTATGTCTAGTGGAAAACTCGCTCAACACCTCCAATTACTATGAAGTCTATGGCTATCTCACCCTCTATGACTATGCCCTCTCTATGGAAGACACTCGCACACATGAGTGACCAGCATTCATTGATGTTTTCCTTAACCATTGCCAGTTGCATCTCCTTACTATTAAGGGGTATGTCTACTGGTATATTGGATGCGATATGCACCCCTCGTAATCCGTTAATCATGTTATTTCCTTTTCTCATCATGGTAATGGTAACAAAAAATGGAGGTCACTGTCAACCCCTCTATGGCGCTACGAATCACCTGCATAACCCTCCATGGTATCATATATGGGGGTCATATGTCAAATCCTCAGAGGGTCTCAAAAGGTTGACATCTCTCGAATTATACATATACTAACATCTCTGAACACACTCCGCTAAATGCAAAATAATCCCCTTTACACAATCTCACATATATACTAATATATTCCACACAATTACACACTTTGTCACACTAATATATTATGAGCATACTTGAACGATTCAAAAAAATATTCAAAGACCCCATTCCTAAGGGGTTTCAACCCTATAAGTTCACCTTAGATTGGTATGTGAAATGGATTGCATCTATCTTTGTTATCCTTGCAATGTCACTTCGAGGCGTATCTGAGTTAGTCTTCTATGATATGTTATTCACACTTATCGGTCTCATACTATGGTTATGGGTGTCTATCATATGGCGGGATAGAGCATTAATCATACTCAATGCGGTGGGTTTTATTCTCGTTTTGCGTAATTTCGTAGAGTTTCTCTTAGTATAAGGGTCAGCGGAAGCGTGGTGTCTATGGAGGTGCGTTTTTGCGTGTATGTATGTCCCCTTCGTTTGCCTCATCCTGGAGCGGACTTGTAGTATCTACGGAAATCGTGTATTATACTAAATAGTAGTATGAAATATGAAATGATAGTCAATCAAATCGCAGGTGCAATCAAGCATACTGAGTGGGAGTTTAAAGAACCTGGTCTTCCTGATAATACGAATAGATTAATAAAGGTTATATGTAGCACAAAAGAAGATAGAGATTCTATTCGTAGGAGTGTGCAAAAATATATTCGTAAGACCTTTAAGTTTAAGGTGAAAGAACATAAGACTAGCGATTCAGGTAAAAAGGTCACATCATTTAATAGTCAAAATCATAAGTTTCGTATCATTTATAAACCTAAGTCTGGCGGAATGTCTCAGACTACCCTTAATAGTAGTATTACTGAGTTATTTCCTTGTATTGCGTTTGAGAATAAAATCACTAGTAAGAATGTCGATGATTTTTATCATAAAGTATATGTGTTAGCGAATGTCAATCATAAGTGTTATACAAGTGTTAAGAACTTTGAAGCGGGTGAACAGTTTATTGAAAAAGCAGATAGTAGTAGTAAGTTTAAAGAAAAGATTAAGAATGCTATTGCGATTACTCAGTTTATAAGAGATACAGATAAGAAAAAGAAAGTAAAACAAACCTATTGGACATATCGACCACCTAAACCTAAGGGTGTTCCTGATAATAGTCCTGCTGATATTGTGTTAGAGTTTGATGATAATACTATGTTAGGTGTATCATTGAAGGCGGGTGGCGAGAAGACAGCAGAACCTTTACTTAACACTTATGTAAATCCTGTGTATGAATTCTTTTATACATCTACTCTGCAAAAGAATAATCTGCGTAAAAAACTATGGAAAAACTCATACTCTAAGATAGAAGGTATTGACGAGAAATACGATGAGAAGGCGAATCTAAAAGTCACAAAACAACAATTAGAATATTTCGAAGAGAATTACTTAGATGAATACGAAGCGATGTATAATAGTAATCTGAATATTATACGAGATGACCTGATGAAAGCATTTACATCGAATGTCGATAAGTTTAAGGATTATTGTAATACACAGATAATGAAAAAGAGTGACTTACCTACTATCATCATTAAAGCAATCGGTAAATCATATAAAGAAGTTGAAGATAGTAGTCAACTTGCAACATTACTAGCGATGACTGATAATGTAAAAGCGAAGAAGTCTACTACCTCAAAACAAAACTTCAATCTATGTCTCTACGACAAATCGAATCGTTTACTTGGCGAAATGAAGATGTCTGTTCGTTCTAATAAGGTCGGTGTTGACCATAAACTCGGACAGTTCTTTAATCTTGCAGTCAAGTATAACGGATTAGAGTAATCTTAACTTCAAAAAGTAATCGTGTTCGTCCTCGAATTCAGGATGTTTGACTAAGTGTAGTAATGAACATTGACGAGAGAAGTCACGATAGTCATGATTCCATGATATGAACTTAGCATCTTCTTCTCCGCCCATACCTCTCCAATTATCAGGAAAGTTAGGTCTTACATTCTCTTCCCATGCTTCGTTAAGTTCATCATTCTTTGCTTTATCTCTGACATAGTATTTACCAACAATACCAGGTTCCATAGGAATCACAAACTCTGAGTATTCTTCATCTAAGAATTCCATGAATGAACTATACTGAGATATAACCTCATCATCAAACATCTTTGCAACAAAGTCTGAATGTTCGCCATAATTGAATTGATAGAAATATGGCATGAGTGTTGTTTGTTCTGTCTTCGTCCAATCAAGTTGACCTGAGATAGATGCATAATTGTTATCGGTGATTTCTGCTTTCTGAGATTCAGACAATGCATATGATGAGTGACTTGGGTCACCTTTATCAGGTAATGTTGAGAATAAGATTGAGTGACATAGACCCATAGGAATCGTATTACAATCTATGAACATAGTTTTATCTTGCGACCCAAAGACATCGTTCTTCCATACATGTCGTTGATGAAATGATGTATCAGGTACATCATCTGATTTTACAAAGAGAAACTTTACAGATGTTTCTACATTGGGGTCGTCTTCATATGGATTTGTGAAGTCTTCGAGTGCGTAATCAGTGATAATTACAAATCTCACTAATTGCATCCCTTCGTTCATAATTAACCTTTGTTTGTCAAGGTGTGCTTTCATTCTCAGTGCTGAATCAGGTGTGACATTTGGGTCATCCTTCATCACTAATGTTGCCATGTTCATCGCCATGATATATTATCTCCTCATTCGTGCTAAATCTTTAGCATATTGTTTATCTTCTTCAAAAACAGGTACAAGATTAGATTTATGCATCACTCCTATACCTATCAACTTTCTTTCACCTGAGTATTGCATCGGTTCAATTCTAGGGGTTGGATTCCCTGTCGATGTAGATACAAGACTCGGATATTCTTGTTTAATCTCTCTCATCACTTGGTCATATTGTCGTTTCTGAGATTCGATTAATTCATTATATTTAGTTCGTTTAGACTTTGTAGTAAATGCTTTAGTCTTGCGTTTTTTACCAGTCGGTCCATATTTAATAGAACTAGATAAATTCAAATAACCCATGTATATAATTATAATCTATGTATGTATTTTATTCAATATGGTTTTTACTATAAAGTGTAATTAATCCAACCTGTTAATACATATTTGTCATTCTTCAAAGGTGGGTTACCCCTATGTATATGTGTCCAACCCGCTGGCCAACATACGAATCGACCTTGTCTTGGGGGTACTCTCACACTTTGATATAAAAATTCTGTTTCGCCACCTTCGTCTACATCATTGAGATAGACCATGAATGCAAGTATACTATTTCTATCATAGATAGTTGAACCTGCTTCTGAGTGCCATTGATGATAACCTTCTGTCGGTCTTGTCTTTTGCATCTTAATCTGAGATGTAAACAGTCCATCGTATGTATTAGAATCAAGTAGTGGGTATTTAATCTGCCACGACTCTATGATTTCATTGTTGATATAGTTTACAACATCTTGTAAAGGTTCGTTCATTGATGCATCGCATGATGTGTAAAAGATTTGTTGGTCTGCTTGTGCAAGATTAGGTATGCCACTTGCTCTTCGACTTGTTGTTAAACCTTTATCTTCTAAGTAATTGAATCTATTGATACATTCATTACATATATTTTCATCAAAGAGATTATCAATGATTCTGATATGGTCGCCATACGAATCATCCCATGGCAAATCAGGTCTATTCTTTACTTGTTCGTTTTGTTTTGTCATAATATTTTAAACTGCATTCAGGTCCACAAAACACTTTTGCAGGTGAACCTTCTTTAATCGATGTATGATATTTGACTTCTGATACTTCTATCTCAGTTCTACATACAAAACATTTAACTACTTGGGGTCTAAACATCTTCTCCCATTAGTTCATCATTTGTTGGGTGTGGGTTGTCATTGAATGTGAACCACATCAACAATACATATCTTTCACCTTGAAATATAGGTTCTACGCCGTGCCATCTCTCTGTAGAGTTATTGAATGCAAGAACTGAACCCTCATCTAAATCAAAAGTATTTCTATCAACTGACACCCTTGCACCTTTATAGTTGTTATTGAGTGTCATTATGAGTGTTCCTGTATCATTCATATCTCCTACATCTTTGTGATATGGGAAGAATGAATCGTCTTTGTAGTGTGCTATCTGAACATATTGCACGACCTCGAAGTCAACATGATTAGGTATGCAGTGACCCATGATGTCAAGTATCTTGTTAAACTCTTTTGATTCTAAAGGTATAACAGTATAATCTACATTCATTTCATGAGCATACTTATATGGAAGATTACGAGATACTTTATCCTCAGGACCTTTTACTTTGTTAGTCTCTAAATCGTGTTCTACTTCTTCAAAAGGTGTATTATGATGTATGTCTATAATCTCATCACAACCCTCTTCTGTTATTGATTGTGAAAATACTTGAATGAAGTCTTGTTCTCTCTCAAAGTGAAATTCACTTTTCTCCTCTTCTTCTTTTACAACAATCGGTGTGTGTTGTTCTGCATTTGTAAAGTCTGTGACATTTAGTTTACCCATTTTTTACCTCGGATGATAGAATCTGACAAAGGTGTATCTCCATTTGTCATCTTTAAATTTGTTATAGTCGTTTATATATGCACCATGCATTCTATTTCCTGCAAAGATGGCGCATCTATTGAATTTTGCAGGTATAACTCGTTGAAGTGTAAAGATATCTTCAACAGGATATAATAAGTCTATGTTCTCATCATTAGTAATCCATTCACCCCCATAGATAGCAGTTCCGCCATCGTCTTCTTTGTCCATGTATACTAACATGTTGAGTGTCGAGTCTTCGTCACTAGCATCTAAGCGTGAATCAATATGTGGATAATGTTGATACTTGTTGTCGAATTGTGTAATAGTTTGAAAACAGTTGAACTCAATGATGTGTTTAAAGTCGTAATGACCTTTCCAGAAGTATTGTCTGCATAAGTCTAAGAGTCTTTGATTCTCTATTTCGTTAATTCGTGTAGGATGACCAATGGTATCAGTAATACGACAATCATTATAATCAATGTGATTGCGAGTGCGAGATTCAGGATTGTATTTCCAAAGTGGATAATCTCTGTTAGTGATGTGTTCATATATGTCTTCAGCGTTTTCAAAAAAGTCATCGATTATTATTACCTCGCCATCGAAAGTGTGATTACTGAAATCACTTCTAAATTTATATAAGTTGTCTACTGCATAAGGTTTACTCATAATTAACTCTCTTGTATGAATGAATAGTCCATATTGTCACCTGTCTCGTATGAACCTAAGTCTTCTTTATGATTTAGGTTAAATGAAATCGCAATTCTCTCATAATCATCTGAGTATTCTTGCGATACTCTAGGAACACCATGCATGATATACGATGGCCATAAGAGAAAATCACCTGTCTTAGGTGTAAAATGTATTTCTGATTGAGCACCTTTTGAACCCACCCACATCAATTGGTCTTCATCAGGCGTTGACATAGCAGTATCGGAGGCGCCATGATTAAATGTAGTTGTGATGTTAGGATTTATGAACTTGATAGGTTGAACCTCGTCTTGAGCAAAGGGATAGTATGTACCACTGATACGACTTTTTACATGATTATGTAATTCGTGTTGATGAGGTTTATTGTAGACACTAACCCATGCAAAGAAATGTATGTCATGTCTACTGATGTGTTTGATATCAAAATCAAATTGAGTTGAAATAAAATCAATATACGAATCTTTCATTTGATTTGAGAATACTCTGAACCATTCTTCTTGTTCCATCTCTCTTCTCAAATCTTGATGAAAATATGTTGTGTAGTTTGTCTCATCGTTTTCAGGTTCTATCATCTTCGCTTGAGAGACCTGATATCTACAGTATTCTGCTATCTGATTATGAGGTTGATTGACAACACCTTGAAAAAAAGGTGTCGGAAATAATGCATGATATCGACCTCTTTGAGGTTGATACATGTTTTTATTTGGTAGATTAGTTTGAATCGGATTCATTTTTCTTCACTGCTACGCCAACACCCTTACTTCCGTCTGGCATAGTCACATTACGATAATATATTACAACTTCTCCTAATTGTTTGATGTATCTTTTTAACTCTTGCATATCTTCTGCCATTACTTTGTAATCACCGATAGACGATGCAACGAACAATATCTCGCCATTGTTCTGTTCTTTCATTTCATCTAAGAATCTATCTAAGTATGTATACCCAACAGGCCAATCTGGATTTTCTCTCTCTGATAAATCACATGCTTTTGGTCGTTTGAGTTCTTCTGCACCATTCTCATCATATCTCTTAGGTTCGAATGATATTGATTTCTTACAAGGGTTTACAATCTTTGCTTCTGATACAACATACCATGTTGGTGCTGTCAATTGAACCGGTCTCGGCAAATCAGGTTGCATGATGTCAATCTTTATTGGTTTTGATACTATTTCTACCTTTTTTGTTGGTAGAAGTGAACATCCACTAATTGTTATCAGTAGACTCAGGAACAGTAAGTTTATATAATTCTTCTGTATCATCTTCTAGACCCTCCATAACTGCTTCACTTGCATTGTTAAATCTTAATTCAATCATTCCAGGTTTCTTTAGAGCAAGTAAATCTAAATTATGTCTACTGAATATCGCAAGATATTCTGCTTTCTCCTGTTCAATCTCTGCATTCTTTCTACTCATGTTCATGAGTGCCTTACCTTGTTTCTCGTAAGACTCTTTAAGAGCGTTCATCGCTTCTTTTTGTTCTTCTACTGCATACTCTAACTTTGCATTATTATCTTTCAGTGTTAGATTTTCCTGATAGAGATAATAACCCCCTAGTCCGAGCACAAGTATAATACCTATAAACATTTGATTCATAGTTCATCTCCATACTCATAGTCTTCTATGATATAATTCAACCCAGCGGAACTTCTATACTCGACAACTTTGTCGTCTTCATCTTTGAACTTTAGATGTTTCTCTTTCTGAGTAATTATTTTCTTTGCAATATAGGTTCTATCGTCTGCATCGCCCCATTCTTTGTTGAATGATACAGTAACTTTATATCGAGTGATGAATAAATCTTTTACCCATATCGCAAATTTCTTCAGCATTCCTACCCACCATATAAAGATAGATGCAAGAATACTCCTGACTTTATTTAAAAACTTCATAAAACTATTTAGTCGTTATTTCTAAGAGACTTTAGAATCTCAATAGTGTTCTTAGCACTAGTATGAACGATACCTATACCCCCTGCTTCATTCCATGCATCGATGTTCTTTTGTCTATCATCGATAAGAACAGAACCTTCGAAAGCATACGCCGCTTTCTGAGTACCTGTGAATGTGCAAGTGACAGGAATAGTTGGGTCGACATATCTTTTCACCCATTCATTCTTATCATATACTACTAACTCTCTGTTGACTTCACCAGCGGCAGTCAATATCTCCCATGGTGTCTCACAATGTCTGACATATGCAAGTAAATCATACATATCGACCATTGGAGGTAGATTCGCAAAGAGTCTCTTGTTTGTTAGTTCTTCTTTTCTTAGGTCATATGTTGTATGACCCTCAGAATCATTAGTAAGTGGTTCACCCAAATACTGTGGCATCTCAACACCTCTTAGAAAGTCGGCAAGAACACCGTCCATATCTAAGAATATTCTTTTTACTTTTCCTTTCATCATGTGGTTATTATATGAAAAAATTGGGGTCATTGTCAAGTGTTTTCTCTAGTAGATATGCTTCATGTTCGCATATATTTTCACCGTTTAACACTTGTTTGGCGTGAACCATTTCGTGTGCAAGTGTGACATATCTATCATCGTTCATTCTGACATAAATGTTGAGATATGTTTTGTCTTCTAATACTCTAGGGTGTTCTATTAAACCCTGTTGTTTGAATGAAGGAGGGAGACGCTTAATATCTAATACACAATTGTGATGGTCGATTTTAAGTTTCTTTGAGTATTCGACTGCTTTGTTTAAAAGGTCTTTATACTTACAATATATCTCCATTCTCTCTCATAATCTAATCTTTATCCAAATCATCGTAATAGTATTCGTCTATCTTCTCACCTGTAAAAATACATTTCAAAGGTTTGTGTTCTTCGATATCGAAATCTTCTGATTTTGCTTTAACTTCAATTTCAACATCATGTTCTTCACAATAGTAAACTAGTCTAATCATATTTGGGTATATACTCCTCTTCGTGTTTGATTAATTTCCATAATGATTCGAAGGACTTTTTCTTACCTTCTCTTTCACCTTCATCAACAAGAACACCATATGGTAGTGGGTGTTTTGCATCTTTTTGTTTAAAGTCTAAACCTTGCGTATATATTCTAACTTCGTTGAGTTGATTATCAATAGACTTAAACAAGTGCTTATATCTCTCACATATGACATCTTGGTCTTTCTCTGCTGGAAGATATAAGTAAAACTTTCTCATTACTTATTAGTGTGCCATTCGAGTAGGTTATCATACCCACCGATTGCAGTGCCATCGATTCTGATTTGTGGAAAAGTTCTTGCAGTTGGGAACTGTTCAAAGAGTTCTTCTCTTGTAAAGTCCTCATCTAACATCTTATATTCAAATTCATACCCTTGTTGTTCACAAAGCGCTTTCGCTTTTACACAATAAGGACATGACGGTTTACTAAAAATCTCAATCATAATATATGTTTCTCCCTGTCTTTCTTTGCAGTATATATTGTTCCTGTCTTACGACCATAATAAGGTTCTCTTTCGAGACCCTTGGTTCCTTCTGTATTGAATAGTAATAGTATCAAACAAAAGATACTAACTATTAATGCAAATGTTAAAAGTATCGCCTCCATTATGAGTTGATACCCTCTACCCAATTCTCAGCAGTGTTCTCTGCATAAACCTCTGAGTGATTGTGAACCTTTTTTGTTGCTTCGAATTCTGTTCCTTTAAATACATCAACTTCGAAACCCAAAGGTGTGCTATAGACTTTCGCCATTCTATCACCTTTCTGATATTGATGTAATATTTCTCTTTCTTTTGTCATAATTTAAAGTCCGCAAATGTGTCATCACTGACATCTTGTTTTATACCCCCAATGACATAAGATTCAATCTCTGTTTCTTGGGGTGCATTCTGTAATCCTCTACTATTGAACCAATGTTTAGTCCATGGCAGTGGGTTATTGGCACTTGAAATATCATAGATAGGATTCAACCCTATAGCTCTCAAGCGCTTGTTTGCAATGTATTCTACATATTGACCGAGTAAAGGTACTGATAGTCCAATCATTGAACCTTCTTTGAATAGAAACTCTGCCCATTCTTTCTCCTGTGCAACTGCATCTTCATACATTGCATAAACTTCTTTCTCACAATCTTTCATGACCTTGTTCATCATCTTGTCATTCTCTTGATTTTTATATGCTTTGAGAATATGTTGTGATACTGCAAGGTGTTGTGCTTCATCTCTAGCGATGAATGATATAATCTTTGCTGAACCTTCCATGAGTTTTAACTCACCGAATCCGAAACTACATGCGAATGACACAAAGAATCGTATACCTTCTAAGATGTTGACTGATATCAATGCGAGATATAATGCTTTATATAATTCGTATTCGTCTACTTTGAGACCTAATAGTTTTCTACGACCCAACTCAATGAACTTGTCATACTTCTCTGTTACCATCTCTGCTCTCTTAATGATTGCAGGTTCATCTATAATTGTGTCAAATATATCACTAGGGTCTGCATAAACATTCTTTATAATATGTGTATAACTTCTACTATGAATTGTCTCCATGAAGTCCCATGTAATAATACAAGACTCTAGTTCAGGTAGGGTGACAAATGGTAAGAATGCTATGGATGGCGCCCTACCTTGAACTGAGTCAAGTAAAGTTTGATATCTTAGATTTGATGTAAAGATATGTTTTTGTGCATCATTCAGTTGTAGATAGTCTGACCTATCTTTCTGTAATGATACTTCTTCTGGTCTCCAAAAGAAACCTAATTGTGTTTGTGTAAGTTTGTCAAAGATAGGATATTTGAACTCATCAAATCTTTGAGTATTTAACTCTTCGCCAAAGAATATCTTGTTCTTTGTGAAGTCTACATTTTTCTTATTGAATACTGTCATGGTTGTCTATTTAGTCGCCTCTCGTTCCATTTTCTTTTCGTCTAATTCAATATCATCATAATTATTTACAAACTCTTTTAAATTACCCATTGCTTGAATATTTTTGTAGTGACCATTGAAATTTCTAAATGCATCTAATTGTCTACATTGAATTTCGTTTGTGTTCATATATTTGTGTTTTCTAGCATCTAACTCTAATGCTTGTATGGGAGGGGCAGTTGCAACATTTCTACTTTTTGCATAATTAAAACCTTCTATATGTTGCATCTTACTAAATCTATTGAACCAATGAATGAACATATGATAACTGTAATCGCCTAACAGATAGTCTCTCCAATGTGGAATATTAGGACCTTGATAGAGAAGTAAATCACCTGGTTCTAGAGATATCGACTTACAATTATTCTTTAGTCTTTCTCTCTGACTCAGGTCTTGCGACTCACCCTTGACTGTTTCTGGTGACTCGTCAACATAATTCTTATCGTTTCTCACCCATATCTTCCAAGGTGTATTATCATCTGTTTGATAATCTAAACATAATGTTCCACTGACTTCACATGATGGTCTATCTAAATGTGACCCTAAGTATGCACCTCTAACATATTTTCTTGTATATGAATATGTTTCTACTAATTCCATGTCAAAGAAACTTTCTAACTTCTTCGTCAAGTAAGAGTGCATTGCGACACCCTGTGGTGTGCAATAACCCCCATGCGATTTACCTATTGATGACTGAGGATTATCGAATGTTATGTCTTTTGTTTCATGAAGCATGAAACCCTTTTCAGGTGCATTCTCATCTACTCGCCACATATCCATCGCCATCTCTATAATGTCTTTGGGTATGAAGTTCTTTAAGACAACATATCTGTCTTTCATAAACTTCCATGTTTCAGGTGTAGTTGTGCCTCTAGAGTTTTTTACATCTGGATTCGTATTTCTTATATGAACAGTTTTATTCTCAAATGGCACAGGCATCGCAATCTTCCTCACTATCATCATATTGAGACATCACATTAGCGGCGTCTTCAACAGCGCTTGGTTTATCTTCAACAACATCTTCTACTTTACCATCCATTGTGTTCTGATAATAAGATGTTTTCCAACCATACTTATATGTATTCAATAAATCTTTTGCCATAACTGATACAGGAACTTCATTGTTCTCATAGTTCTCTGGATTATAAGACCAGTTTCCTGATATCGCTTGGTCAAAGAATTTCTGCATAACTGCAACTACATTGATATACCCTGTATTGTCTTTCATATCCCATAAAAGAGTGTATGCATTCTTTAAGTGAGAGTATTGTGGCACAATCTGTTTCAGTGTACCTTTCTTACTCTTCTTAACTGACAAGTAATCTCTAGGTGGTTCGATACCGTTTGTTGCATTGGACACAACACTTGACGATTCACTTGGCATTTGTGCTGTGAGTGTCGAGTGTCTCAACCCATGAACTTGAATATCTTTTCTTAGTTTCTCCCAATCACAATAGTATTTTGGTTCTACTAATTCATCTACTTCTTTCTTGTAATGGTCAATCGGCAATTTACCTTCTGCATATTTTGTTCTATCAAAGTATGTGCATTCACCTTTCTGTTCTGCAATCTTATTAGATGACTTTAACAGATAGTATTGAAATCTCTCTGTTAGTTCATGAACTAATTTCCATGCAATTGGGTCGTCATACTTGACTTTGTTCTTTGCGAGAAAATGTGCAAGACCGATATACCCAATACCAAGACTTCTTCTTGCGAGTGTTGACCTCTCAGCAGCAGGAACAGGATACTCCTGATAATCTATCAGTTCTTCTAACCCTCTGACTGCAAGGTCGCATACTTCTTCTAGTTCAGAATCTTTTACTATACCCACATTGATAGCAGACAAGATACATAATGCAATCTCACCTTCACCATCAATGTGTTGAATAGGGTCTGTTGGGAGTGTAATTTCTTGACAAAGATTACTCATGTTAACTTTGTCTAAGAAACTACTATGCGAATTACAATGGTCAATATTCATAATATAAATTCTGCCAGTCTCCGCTCTTTCTTTTAGTAATTCTGTAATTAACTCCCTAGCACCTATTTTAGTTTTTGGAATTGAAGTCGCTCTTTCGTATTTCTCGTAGAGTTCATCAAACTCACTTGTTCCAAACTTGTCGTATAAATCAGGCACATCATTAGGACTGAACAATGTAATGTCTTCATTCTGTAAAAACCTCTTATAAAATAATTCACTTAATTGTATAGAGTAATCTAGTTTTCTTACTCTGTTGTCTTCTGTCCCCTTGTTGTTTTTGAGGACGATGATGTCTTCAATTTCTTGATGCCAGATTGGAAAGTGAACAGTAGCTGACCCACCTCTGACGCCGTTTTGAGTGCAACATCGTACCGTTGATTCAAATTTTTTAAGGAAAGGGATAACTCCAGTATGCTGAACTTCACCTCCTCTAATTTTTGACCCAATACCTCTAACTCTTCCTGCATTGATTCCAATGCCTGCTCGTTGTGCAACATATCTTCCTATCGCCATGTCTGATGAAAAGATTGAATCAAGCGTATCGTCTGTGTCGACTAATACACATGATGCAAACTGTTTTAAAGGTGTTCTTACACCCGCCATAATAGGAGTGGGTATGTTTATCTTAAACTGACTAATAGCATCATAATACTTCTTGATGAATTCTAGTCTATCACTCCCATAATCTCTAAACAATGTCATAGCAATTAACATATACATGAATTGTGGTGTTTCAAAGATTGCACCATTACTTCTATCTTGCACAAGGTATTTGTCTACAACCTGTTGGAGACCTGCATATGTGAAATCTAAATCTCTACTATGTCTTAGATATGAATCTAACTTAGCGTATTCTTCTTCACTATACAGTTTTAGTAGTTCGCCTGTGTATAATCCTTTTTCTACATTACGCTCTACTAAATCTTTTAAATTCGGATAAATCTCTGAGTCTTTCCATTTTGTGTTAAAGACCTGTTTCTGAACTGCAAATAACAATAATCTAGCAGCAACAAATTGATAGTTCGGTGATTCTAATGATATCAGGTCACTGGCACTTTTGACAAGTATCTTTTGTATCTCTTGGGTTGTAATGCCATCATAAAATTGTAGACCACTATTCATCTCTACGAGTGACTCTGATACACCTGTAATACCTCTACAGGACTTTTCTACCATTCTATGAATCTTATCTAAATCAATACTGACTTTCGAACCATCTGACTTTATAACTTTTATATCTGAATTCATACCTTTTTAAACTCCATCAATTGTAATCGTGCTGAGAGACCTTGAACTGTATTACGATTGATGATATCAATTACTTCAATCTCACTAAGACCTGACATAATCATGTCATTGATGTCTTTGCATTCTGTTATTCTCTTATCATTCCATATACAGACACGATAACCAAGGTCAATGACCTCTTCAATCTTCTTTATGATTTCTTGGTTTCTTGGTTCGTTGTCAAATATGAGTATCGCATTTTCTTTTATATCTTCGCTGATTTTCTTAAAGTCACTACCTGCAACAGCAATACTATTTGGTAGGAATAGACTGTCTATGGGTCCCTCTGTCACATAGATTGTCTTAGTTCGGTCCACATTATTATAGTTGAAGATGAGCGGAACATCATCTCGAAACCTAAGGGTTAAATATCGTAAAGGTGAGTCGTTGATTGCTCGACCTGTTAACCCTGTTAGTTTCCCATTCTCATCATAGAATGGCAATATGATTCTTGGGTCATTACCTAAGACCCTGTCTTTATACTTATCTGACAATAAATGTAGAACTTGTGCTTGTTCTACAAACCAGATGTCTTTCCATTGAAACTCTGGTATCATTCTCTTTCTGAGATATTGTCTTGACACCTCTTTCTCGCCAGCAGTGAATGCTATCGCTTTGAGTGAATCATCTTTTTTATTTAGAAAATCTGTCCGTGGACTGAACTTAAATTTAGACGAATCTGGCATTTTTCTTGACTTAGGTTTGACTCCTTTCTCTCTAAGATATTCTTTGAGATACTCTTTATGTATAGAAGGGAAATTATCTTTGATAAAGTTAACACTAGAAGTCGACTTACTACAGTTATGACACTTGTAGATGAGTGATTGTTCTTTTACAAAGTGATAACCCCTAGATTTGTAGACATTCTTTTGTGAATCACCACAATATGGACATCTATGATTAAAGGTATTTTCGTTTACCCATTTAGCTCGGTCAAGATAGACCGACACCATATTAAGATATTTCTTCTCTAACCATAGCATGTATACTATTATACATGGGTCTGATATAGATTACAAGGTGGTTTTATGTCTTTTTCTTGGGTAATTTTGACTTGGGAACCTGTAGAACATATCTGTTTTCTACCACTTTTGGTTTCTCTTGTTCAACTCTTCTTGCAATCAGACCAGTTGTTGACACCAGTAGTAACACCGCCAAGGGGTCGAACACGAAAATGAGTGCAAAAATCACCCACCTCACGGCGTTGTCAAGGTACTTGACAGACTCTTCTTGACCGTATATTACTTCTGCAACATACTTAATTGGTCCTATTTCACTCTCTTGTTCTAATTGTAATCGTTCAAGAGGTAGTTTTTGTTCATTTAATAATACTATATCATCTATGATAATGTCAATATCATTTGCAATTTCTTTTCTTTCGTCTTGTTGTCTTCTATCGATATAGTTTCTATCTTGGGGTCTTGCAGTTTCTATAACTTGGTCAAGTGTTGCAACCCTACTCTCTAATCTATTGAGTTGTGATTCTTTTGCATCTATTCTTTTATCGATGATTGACATCTCTAATGTATACGAATCTCCAACTAATGTTGTTTCTATATTCGCCTTAGATAGATAACCAAATATACCGAGTGATGTTATCAACATGAGAACTACGACTGATGCAGTCAAATAGTATTTCATGTAGTTTAGTTTTTCCCAATAGAGATGTAGATAAGCGGCAGTGACTAATTTACCAAACTCTAAAGCACTTGTCATTACTACTACGCCAAGATATGCACCTGCGAATATAGTTGCAAGTCCAATGACTGAGAAGTAAGCGGCGATTCCAGCAATGTAGATACTTGTCGCCAATGCTAGATAGTTCAAAAATTTGTTCATAATTTATCTGAATCTTTTTAAAAGACCAAAGAGTTTTTTAGAATCTTCTTTATTCTTCTTCAAGTATTTAGACCGACTTTTCATGAGTGGTATATCAGTCGATACTGCTGAACCTGTAGAGTTGAGAGGTGCATCTTCTGATACCTCATCAAAGTTCATATACTTTACAAGTTCGTCTGCAAGTTTTATACCTGCTTTGTAGTCACTAGGGTAATGTAAACCTGCAACTACTCTTCCATAAGCACTTTTATCTGCCATCTTTCTGAGTTCGTCTTTATGCTCTGGATATTTTTCACTGTAGTAATTTGCTACTACATATGATTGAACAGTATGACCACTAGGGTATGATGGTGTATTTGCTGTTCCTGTTTTGAATTTCTTAAAAGGTATCTTTAGTGCTTCTGCAATCTGATATGGTCTTGGTCTATTGAATATGTTTTTATAATGTCTTTGAACTGGTGTAGATTGGTCTTCTAAGTATTCTATGACATCATCACTGTAATCTAGACCGACTTCGTTTAGATACTCTTTGATGTAATACGATGTATCTTTATCAGTCATCTTGTATTCTATTTGTAGTTCTTTACTTGCACCGTTGACTTCTTTTTGTATTGTTTCTATCTCTTGTCTAGTAGTTTTAGAATCATTCTTAGGTGGTTCAGGTAATTTTATAGATGACCATTGGTCGTTGAAAACTTTTATCTTTTTGTATTTTGCTTTTTTCAAATCTTTTGAAGGTGCAAATTGCATATCGTTCATCTCTAAGATGTTTACGATTCTCATTTCTGATACACCTTTGGGTTCATTGTTCTTATCGAGACCAATTGCTTTATCTACTGCTCTTGCACCTTTCTCTACAGTATCACCCATTTTTTGTGCCCATTTGACCATTCTCTCTTTCATGACCTTACCCGCTTCAGTTTGACCTGCGCTTTGTAGACCTGAATAAGTTAATGCTAGTGCAAGACCTGTAGCACCTCCCATCCATATAGGAAGACCACCTGTTGCTATACCTGCTGATAATAGACCCATACCCTTTATGCCATCAGGCGTTGCAATTAGTTCTCTAAAACCTGCTTCACCTGCAAATGCTTGAGGTATAATAGTCAAGTCAAAATCTGATTCGATATCACCTGAGAATGACATTCTTAACCATTGTCCGATTGCAAGACCTGAAACTGCAACAGCAGATAGTGTAGATAGAGGTTTGTTCTTCTGCATAAACTCATCTACTTTGATGATACCCTTTTCTAATTTTTGAAACGAATCAGTATCATGTATAGCGGCACCGCCAACTGTTAGTGATTTACCAATAGTTCTGAGTGACCCCATAACAACTCTTGATGCACCTGTTATACCTGCACCCAATGCTTTTACTGTATTGTATACTGATGGTTCTTTGAATGCAATCGCAACTGTTTCTATGTCAGCGTCAACAGCATCTATGACACTTCTGACATGTTGTTTTAAATCTTTGACTGTATCAGGAAGTTCTGGTTGTTCTTGTTCTGGTGCAACCTCACCCTCTTCACCTTCTGGTTTCTCTTCGTCATCAGGTATTTCATGGTCGTCATCAGACATCGCATCTCTTTTCTTTGCGAGTTCTTTTGCTTTCTTAGAATTTGGGTGGTCTTTTAGATATTGTTCTTGTTCATCAGGAGTCATGTCGAAGAACCATGCATCCTTCTTATTGTCTTCTAATAATATCTCTTCACATATCTTATCTATCGCATCACAATATTGTCTGTATTCTTCGTCAATATGATATAATACTTCGTTAATATACATCTTCTGCTGTGAATAGAACTCTATCTTCGCCTATTCTTCCCTCGTATATGAGTATGCCATATCCGATACTTTTCTCTGATATATGCGATACAATTGATTTTGCAGGATAGATTTTTATCTCTTCGTTCTCATCAAAGTTTTGTTTGATTTGAGTTCTAAGTCGATATTCATCTTGTATAGATAACTTGCCAACATTTTGTGCTTCTGATAGTTGTTCTGGTGTAAGTAGACCTTCATTCTTTAAATGTCTATAGAAGTCTTCAAATAGTTGGTCAGATTGTTCTGAATCTAATTCTGCATGTTCTTTTAGAAGTGCAAGTGCGACAGCGTATGAAGCGAATGCAGTCTTACCACCTGGTAATTTACCGAGTAGTTTCTTCAAGTTGAATACTAATCTATGTAAAGGTGTAAGAGAGTTCTTCTCTTCTTTTGTCTTAGGATTGTTTTCTACAAACTGATTCTTAATCTCTGGATGAGGAATCTTTTTAATTCTATTGCCATCTCTGTCAATAAAACCAAACTTATAAGCAGGAGTCTTTTGAAAATCTGTTGTTAACATTTTCAAAATCCTGAATACGATTAAACTGTCTATTACTCTTCCGACCATAATATCTATTTATGCAATCTGAATGACTACAATTCTCTGAGTCTAGCGATTAAAGTATCATCAAGAGGTATTTCGGTCATCCAATCTTCTTCTATAAGTTCTAAGTATAATAACATAGTCTTTATAGATGACCAGTGTTTGTCTTCCTTTATCTTAAACTGTAACATTCTCATGCAAGGGTCGAAACCGAATACATTGAATAAACATATGATATGGTTCAACATGAGGCGTTCCCTCAGTTCACCATTTTCGTGATAACGATGTAGTAATCGTTTTAGATATCTGAACCTTCGTAAGTCTTCTTGAAAATCCTCAATGTCTTCACATTGGGGGTCATCGTAATACTTCATAGCGAATGCTTGAAAGTTCTTTGCTGTGATTTTGTCAAATAGACCCATAATATAGTAGTATGTATAATGTAAAAAAGGGTCTAATAAAGACCCTAATCTTTACACTAAATTGCCGTAAACTTTAAATGAACCTGTTTCTAACTGTTCGTATTTAACTTTTAAGTTTACAATTTTTTCTTCTTTATCGAATTCATCATGTGGTGTGTCTACTGACTTACCAAATGTTTCTCCGTATCTAGAAAATTGTAGGTCGAGTTCACCTGTTCCTGAGAACTCTTCTTCTTGCACAACTCCGTGTCCTTCTGTTGACACTTTCTTATGCAAACCGAGTAATGAAAGTTTACTTTCCATCTGAGCGATTGCCGCTTTTGGATTCATAAACTCACTTACTGCAACATGACCTAAAACTGCGTTAATTTTGTTCTTAACATCTACATCATCTATATCATAAGGGACTTTTGATGAACTCAATCCTGCCCCACCTGATACTAGTCCAGCATCATGGAATGCAAGAGCGGTATTCTCTTCTAAGTAATCTTTAAATGATTTCATATTTTTCCCCTGTTAAATTGTTGATTAACTATCTGCTAATACAGTATCGTCATCAACATCTGGTGTTCCAACATCTGAATCGTCATCAAAGTCAGCGACATCAGCGCCCATTGAACCTGATGACATTGCTACCAATGTTTCCCATTGAGTTCTTGAACCGACCACTTTTCTTTTGACCCAACCTTCTGACTTAACACCTGCATTAGCAGCGACTTCTGCTGTATCAGCACCATATGTGTCTGCTTTATCTGCTGTGTTAAGGTATTTTGGTTTAGATGCTTCGTTATCTAATAATCCCCAAAGTGCCATGTTATTCTCCTAAAATTTATTTGCGACTTTCAATATCGCATTAAAAGTCTTCTTAAATGTATTACTATCTTTTTGTAATAGTTGTAAGTATTTAGTCCGAATAGGTGCTTTAACCTTCATTAAAGTGTCATGAACTATACGAGCATCTTTGTTTTTGACCTTAGTCTTTTTCATGTCGTCTGTTCTGACTTCGCCATCTTTTGTTAAATCTTTGAAACTTCTCAATTGCATTAACATAGCGGCGTCTGGTCTATTCTGAACACCTTTTGCTTTAGAATTAAATGCATCTAAAGCTCTTTGATAAACCTCATCTTCTTCTGCTTCTGAGTATTTACCTTTTGCCATGGTTGAAATCTTCATCAACCTTGATTTTAAATCTTTTTCATTCTTCGCTTGTGATACTGCACGAGCAATCTTTTTATTACCTGCATCAGACATCATAGAAAAGTCTGCAATCTTTTCCATGACTGCATTTACTTCTTTCGACTTCTTAACATAACCTAATTTCAAAAGTTTCTTCTTAAATGCTTTAGTTCTTGCATCAGAAGTTAGAACTTTCTCAATAGTTTGTTCTACTTCTTTTCTATCCATTACTTAGTCGTTCTGCTTTGTCTCTGAGTGCTTCTAATTTGTCTTGAGCATCCCAAACTTTATTTTGATATCTTCTTAGAGCTTGTCTACCTTCACCTCTATCACCTGCTTGAGACTTAAACTTTCTTGCCCTTTGAAGTTCAGCGGTTGCTCTTTCTATTTGTTTTCTTAATGTTTCAGGCACTTCTTCTTCTAATGATTCATTGTATGGGAAACCTTTTAAAGGATTCTTATCGAATTCATTTGAAGCGGCGAGTAGTTTCTTTGCATCAACTCTATCATGAAACTTGAATGTATGTGTCTTACGAGTCTTATCATCTTGAACAGTATAACCTGTTGCGGATTTCTTGACAATTTTACCCATGTGTTTATTGCCTTTTGAATCGTAATAGTCTAACTCTAGACCAACTCTTGCATCTTTCTTAGTTTCTGTGCCCATACCTTTTTGTGCAAGTTTTCTGTAGTTCTCTGACATCTGTATTTTAGGTTTAAACTTCTGCATGACTTGTTTATGATACTTAGTCATGTCTTTGTTACCTGCATCTACAGCAAGTTCACCACCATTTAGATTATCATCATTGATGTCAAAACTCATAAGATTAACACTTTTAAGCATGTTCATTGCCTTTTGAGCATCATTCTTATTTTTAAATTTGTATTCTACATACGATACTTTCTCAGTCATCATCTCTCTGTATGTGTCCATGACATCAAAAGATTCTCTTGTAGGTTTCTTAGGTGCAGGATTCTTTCTTCTCATGTCAACGATTGCAGTCCAGAGTTCTTCTCTAGTCATTGTGTCGCCTGAACCTGCATCTTTGAATTGCATCGCAAAATACTTTTCCATCTTATCATAGATTTCATCAGCGCTTAAAAATGATTTGATATAACTTCTAAGTTCTCTGTTTGCTTTTGCGTTGTATTGTGCGTTGACTCTTGCCTTCTTATGAATAAATGCAAAGTAGTAATCATTGTCATAGACAGGATAACTTAAAGATAACCAAGAACTCTTCAATGCGCTATTGTTATAATAGTGAGTGCCTTTATCGTTCTTTACAATCCAATCTTGTTCTTTCTTGTTTATACCAACCTTCTTTGCAAAGACTTCGATTGGCATTTCTTTTGACATTTTTGCCATGATTTACCTCGGCATTCCTTTTGCTACTTTACCTCTTCGCATCTTTTTCATGATGCTTCTTTCCATGTTTTCTTCGATTGCATCTTCCCAAATTTGACGATTACTCTCATTCGCCATAG